CCTGTAGTTTTACCCCCGCCGCCGCCACTAACGGGGCATTTTCTCCGAAGGATGCGTTAAGTCCCTCCATTTTAGTTTTACCCTCCTTTACGGTGAGGAAAAATGAATTGGCAATTTGATCGGCCGTCATTCCTTGGCTTTTGAATGACACCATTGCCGATGTTACAGCCTTAGTTGCGTCGGTAGCAGATGACAACCCTGCAACGCTCAATTTTGCAGATGTTTCCAATACGCCCATTGCGTCCGCTGCGCTTACGCCGGAACTCCTGATTTGATAAAGCGACTCGGTTAGGTCGGATATTTTAACCGGCACCTTGGCGGCAACTTTCAAAACAGCATCGCCCATATCAGACATGCTTTCCTTTGTAGTATCTACCAGAGTTGCGACATTACCCATCTGCTTTTCAAAGTCAATGGCCGCTTTCGTTGCTAACCCAAGTGGAATCAATAAAGCTGCTGCCATTAATGCAGAGTTCCCCGCAACGCTCATAGCCTCTGCGGATGTTGCTTGGTACGATTGCCTTAGTTTGGCATTCGTCGCCATTGCTGCGGTGCCAAAACGAGTAGTGTCGCCGGTCATTTTATTGACCGGGCGGCTGTACTGATTTACGGCTGTGAATATGGTTGGAACAATAAACTGCATTACTTTTTCCTTGTCAACTCCTTTACTAAGTCATACCAATAAAACAAACCTTTATAATCCTCCCTATCACAATAAAACCCGTCAATAACAGACGGGTTCCATTTAAAATAACATATCACAATCTTTATCGCGCCATCAATGTCAATTTCAATGTCACCCTCATCAACCAAGTTTGTTAGATAAAAAAAAGGCTGATACAGTCGCAAATATTCCTATCCTGCGGTTCAAGCTTATCGAGCATTCCGACCGGTTGCTCGGTCAAAAGGCTAGCCACGGCAACGGTTTGGGTTGTTTGATTTTGAACCTTTAGCGCGGAAATTTTCTTATTCACTTCGGAAGGTTCCAGCCGCGACTTGTAAGTAAGCGTTTCCAGCGCATTTTCTCCGGTAACTTTATCCTTAATGGGGTCGATAAGAGTATGGGTGATTGTGCTATCGTTAGCAATGACAATAAATCCCAACGAAATGCCTTCCGCAACCGCTTCAACCGCCGGTGTCAACGTCTCCCTTCTTTTGGGTAGCATTCTTTTTTTATCGAGATATGCATTGACATCTTTTAGCGCTACTTCGTAATCAATTTTTATTTCAAAAGACATGAGAGGTGGTATTTAGAGTTAGATTATTTGTAATGAACCGCCGCCAGCTACCTTGACGGGTATTTTGCTATCCATGCCGGACGCGGTTAATGCGCCAACCGGCTTGCCTGTTATTTTATAAACAGTGCCGTTTATGTTTGTGCCTGTCCATACGCCAAATACGGGGTCGCCTTGCAGGGCTTGCAGATTTTCGATAGTCCCATCTCCGGGACTCCCGGCCAATGTGAATGAAAGCGACGCCCGCTGCAATGTCATCTTATCGACCATTACACCCTTCCCGGTTATCGCGGTATCGTCATCATCTGACATTATCGCGCCGAGTTGATATGTGCTATCCTCGCTGCCATACGGGTCAAAGGTGAATGAACCAAGGGTAGGGTGGTTGCAGGTTATGTCCGTAAGTGATCCGCCGCTTGGCATAGAATGAATGATTTATTAATTACTAAAATTTGAACCTGCCGCTACTGTTGTAGCCAAAATGTAGGCCGTACCCGTGCGCTTATACGACCATGTATTATCAAGCCGGTTGTTATTGCTAGGGTTGATAATAACGGTTACGCTATTTTTTGAGAATGTATCGTCCGCTATCCACGCCTTTGTGACTATCTGGTCGATGTAGTCGAAAATCAACCCCTTTAATTGCTTTGGCTTAATGATTTTTGCCGCGTTCACATTATCGCTGTCCTTGCATATGGTCGCGCCCTGTACGTTGGTAATCTCAATCAACTTCAACCCATAGGCTATGTTAAAATCAATCATCAGGTTGCGCGCAAAGCGATATGCGGGCGTAAGGGTGCCGTCAAAGAATGTAGTAACGAATTGCTGAACCTTCCATTGATTCTGCTCAATGATAATAGTTGAACACCCAGCCTGCACGTAGGTATCGCGTATGTTGTAATTCATCATTGCAGGAACCGTACCGGCGGGAGGTAATGGCATATCTGGGTAAACCTGTCCGTAAACATCATCTTTAGGGTCGTTAGCCCATGTATTGCCGGAAAGAACAGCCATGTTAGCGGCTGCTTCGTAATGTTGCGCGGGGCTTAAAGGGGCTGGACAAATAGCTATTGTACATTGTGCGCTACGAGGTGATGTAAAGCTTGTTGGGTCGTCATCTACGCTACCTGTAAGGGCAACAAACGGTTTGAATGTAATACCGGCGAATCTGCCAGTACCGCCGCTTTGCGCCGGGAATCCATTAGCCGCTTCAAGTGCTGTACAAACCGTTGCATTCTCGCCGTAGCAATTAATTATCTGAGTACCCCATTCGCTACCGAATAAAGTAAGGGCATTTGTTACGCTCGGTGTTCCTACTCCTGCCTGAGTTTCGGCCACGGTGTAGGTAAGTGATGTAGATGGAGCCAAAGACGCATCCATAGTAAGCCCAAGCGTTTCCGCCGTCAGTCCATACCATTTGGTAGTGACGGTAACAACCGCGCCAGATGACGTAGCGGTTACGGGACTTCCGGCAACTGCATTGATGGCATTTTTTATCTTTGTTGCAACTGCCGTAGCCGTATCGGCACTAGCGATATTCACCTGATAGTATGCGCCATCTACATTATTGCGGCCACCTACATTTACGTAGTGTGTGCCGCCTGCTGTAGCCGGGCCGGTAACGGTAATAGTCTGAATCCTTGCTGCTGCGCTGTCCGCTTCGGCTTGTGGATAGGCATACACAGGAACATTCGTGCCGCCACCATTGATTGGGAATAAAATGCGGCAAACGGCATGAATTGGCGAACCTGCACCGTATAATGTGGCAGCCTGTGTCGCCGATGTGATTTGCGCCGGAGTGTCCGCCACCAATGCGCCTTGATTGGCGTGGTTGGCTTCGCCGAGAATGTTTATCCTCTGTGGCAGATTATCGGTAGTCGTATTGAAATTGCCGGAAGTGAGCATGTAACCCACCGCTGCGGCGATTCTGTTTTGCGATACCGAATTACTTACTGACATGGAAGATAATTATTTCCATGCAAGGTAAAATGAGGATAAGCGGGGGTAATATTTTAAGCCCTAGCGGGGCTATTATTATTTAGCTGTAGTCGTTGAGAATTTATTTTTTGACAAATTCGCCGAAAAATTTATTCCCCTTAATGCCCATGAACTCAATAAACTTAGCTTGTACTTCTGGTGATTTGTACTCGGTTATGTAATCAATGGGTGTATTCCGTTTTAAAAAATCATCCCTCTGATCCGGATTTAAACTGTCGGCATACCACTTAATTGAAGTTTCCACAATAGATATTTTCTCATCCGGCGCGGGTATGCGAGTTTCGTTGATTACGGAGAAGTCGTGGTCGTAAAACCGCTTATCTTCTCCGGCAATACGCCACATTAGATCAGACCCATCGCCATTATTACAATACCACAATGCCGCCCGCCAGTGATCTCCGTAGAATTTAAGCTCATCGTCGGTCGTATCTATCTTCACCCAATAATAACCAGATTTGCGTTCCATGTGGTTTGCTTTAACTCAATACAAAATTAACAAAATCAGTCCATGTAAATTCCTTTTCGCCCTGCTCCTTGCCAACACGAGCAACAATAATATCTCTTAATGCCATCGCGTATATCCGGCAATCAAACATGTGATTCTGCACTACACTATTTTTCTTAGCCCACCGAAACAGACTACTGCCGTCTTTATTTTTTATCATACTCCTGCTCTCCGCCTCGAAATGCGAAAAGTAATTTTCATACATATACAGTCCGTTGGTTGGGTTCGGGAAGTTCATGTAATTGGGCGGCTGTGTATCGTCTTTGCCGGATTCCCATTTCAGTTTCATATATTCCGCTAACTTGTCTTTGAACAAGCCAACTTGCAGGTAATACACGTCATTACGTGCGGCACCCACATTGAATAGCTTTAGATTGTCTCCGTGGGCCTTATATTTTTCCTCCCTGAATCCACGCACCCCGACGGTTGGATTTGCCGGGTATCTGCCAATTGTCCAGTCGATAAACGGTTCGATATGCTCAGACATATGCCCCATATCTATACCGGGCGTGTTGACCTGATAAAATAACCCATCATCGCCCTTGTACCAATCCCTCATTATCTTGTCCAATTCCGGCCACACACTATTTGGCCGGTTGTGTTCATACGTCCAATGCTTGCGGTCTGCCTTATTTGAACCTTCGCGGGGAATAAAAGTACCTACGGATCCGTGGAGTACTGAATATGTAGCCCCGGTTTCACTATGTGCGAGTATCTCAAAATCAATTCTGGCATCATCTAGCGTACCGTTACCGTCCGTTCCCATTGTGAGTAACACAATGCGTCCGTTTCCGTCTTTTTTGCTTAATTCTACAGGGACAATGCCGGGAAGATAATCTCGGTAGTGCATTATGTCGGTCGCTTTAGGAGCTTCGGCAAGTTCCTGGTATGTCTCACCGAGGCATGTATTTACAAAAACCTTCCATTCACCCTCTTTTCGCGGTTCATTGTATGGGTTCGCCTCTACGTAGTTATTGACGTATCGCCACCAATCATACATGCCCAATGGGGCGTAAAGACTGGAAATATGGTAGCTGTAATAACCCTCCTGCGAAGGTATTGCGGTTGGGTTCCAATAACCATCATTCAATTGTTGGTGCTTATTGTTGTCCTTGAAAAATCCGGCGCACTTTTGGCAGATATACCCAACACTGCTTTTGATCGGCTTATTCAAATCGTCGGGCTTCCAGTAGATGCCGCCACCTTCCGGCGTACTCCAAACAAGCTCAATGAATTCATGGCAATGCGGGCATGGTATTAGAAACTTTCTTTTGTCGCCAAGTTCATATGCCGGCTCAATATTGCTCGTCCCTTTTACCTGCGGCGTGCTTATGTAAAATATCTTATGGGTGTCAGCGTAAGATGCAAACCGCTGCTCTATCAATTTTCGTATATCTCCGTCAGATTCGGACACCTTTTTAAAACGCTCGAAGTCGTCAAAAAAACCTATCTGCCAATCTACCTGTGCAAAATTCTTGTGATTGTTTGCGCTGCCAAGCGTAACATATCCGCCGGGAAATTCTTTGAGTAAATTAGTGTCGCCGGATTTGTTGTTGCGGTTTCTGAGTGCTTGCGGCCTGATATAGTTACGCAACCCGCAACTATCAATCATCAAATCAACCTTCCCCATCGCCTTTTCTACGAGGTCGGGCGCGCCAACAATAAAGGCAATATTAGCGGGATGGTTCTTTATCGCCCACCCGATTCCGGGGTAAATTACACCGCTCGAAAATCCAATTTGGGCTCCTTTCATTACGGCAACCCATCTCGCCGGGTGGTCGGGCATCAGGCAATCGATAATCTCGCGGGTGTACGGTGTTTTGGAGTACTTGAACGGCCCCGGAAAGGGCTTTTGCATTATCATATTCTGCTCAGTCCAATCGGACGGCTTAATATCAGATAGCAGGACGTTTCCGGCGTCAATTATGCTGTGAAGTTGCGGGATATATAGGTTGGAGTCGTTGAACATTTATTTATGCAAATTCCGTGTAGGTGTGGAGGGCCATTAGATTAAATTTTCTAATTCCCGAATCTCAGCATCGGTAAATGTCACATCGCTGTCTGGGTGGTTATTGCATCCCGGAAAGAAGTTAGTACCCTCTGTTTGATATACATGATTTATATATTTTTTTAGAATTAACCTATAATCAAGAGATGTGACGAAGATTTTATTATTGGTATCGGTAAGGGGCGGATCCTCTTCATCCGGCGTGGGTATGCGGGTTTCGTTGATTTCTAATAGTTTAATAGGTTTTACACTATGAAGCCCTATTCCATCAGCAAAATTATTCCCGTCAAAATGCGCTACATGCCATCCTGATAATGATCTCACCCAATAATAACCTTCTTTGCGCTCCATAATTAGTTATTCAATAATGATAAATTGCTTTCTCGCGTCTGCCATTTGCGCCTCGTTTGGTTCGTGTCCTAGCATCAACGCGATATGGTGTTTTGTAAGCATAGCGGTATGTGGCCCTTTGGTGCTACCTTGTTGTTTTAGCCATTCGGCGGCCTCGGCAAGTGCTTTATTCTGGTCTATAGGTTCTTTGCGCTCCATGTGGTTTAGTTATGTTTAAAATAATCATTCATCCAAGCCCATCTTGCAAGGATGGCAAGTGCAATAAGTAGAAATAAACCTATTTTCTCGAAAATACTGGGCCAGTCGCGCTTCATATGGTTTAGTTTTTAAGACAGAAAATAACTTTTATTTCCTCGCGTGCTGGCAATCTCATTAATTCAGATAAATCCATCGGCGGCTGAACTTCGCGAAAACACCTGCTACATATGCCAAGCGGCAGCCTCAACTCTTCAAAATAAAGCATAACATACTTCTTTTGTTTTGCCATATCGCCAAAAGTGTATGGCTCTATATCTGTAATAGTAAGTATGTCGCCTTTGTTTGGATAATTAAAACCCCAATCCCTGCGAACATCGTCGAAATCTTCTATTGCTTGAACTAAACTACCTATTTGCATGCGGTTTGCTTTTTAAATAAAAAAATGCTCCTTGCCATCAATAATTAGAGAGAATGGGAGCTGATACTTGCCAGACAATAGGGCATCAATCCCCGCTGTAAATATTTTTGTGGTCATGTGGTTTGCTTTTTAACTGCGTAATCATTCACGATAATAACAACAGCGCGTTTACTCATCTCTGTCGCCTTGGTAATAGCGGTATTTATCCATTTCACGCTTTCACCTTTAGATACCGCCACATCTGCGCCAGATAGATCGTATTTCTTTGCCAGCAGCCTCAACCATTCGTCGAATTCATCCTTGTAAGCCTTAGATATGCTTTGGTTGTGTTGAAGAAAAACAGGCATAACGAGGGCGTAGGGGATAACTTCGCCCCGGATTTTCTCGGTCTTTAGGGCTAAAAGTTCTGAATTCCGTTCAGATACAAGCGCATCAAAGTGTTTTTTGTTCCTTTCGGAAATAGGGAGGGGTAAAATGCCGCTTTCGTCTGGCTCTCCTTCATATTCACTAGACGGCTCGATAAATGTTTCCTCGCGAGGTATTTGAACAGGTTTGGGTTTTAGCCCTTTATGCTCAGTCAATCCTTTAGCCTCCCGTTTGTTGAAAAAACTTACATTCTTTTCATGGTTGGTATCTATCATATCGCCGTCAGCAACAACAGAACCACGTTTTGGATTAATATAAACCATCAATGCCCGGCGAGGCATATTACACTTTGTTGCAAACTGGTCTATCGTAAGAATTGCCATTGTTGCAAATATACGAAGATTGTTGCAACATTACTGCAACGCTTTTTGAAAAATATCGATACACCCAAACTTTCGAGAAGTTCCATACATTGCACCTATTGAAATATATTCTGGGAGTACCTATTGTTTTTTATTAAGCCGCTATGGGATTCCTTTGCACTTTGCGCTTATTGTTCTGCTGCTCCTTCATTGTAGCCCATCGACAATTGAACGGCTCGTATATGCCGTCATTATTGCGTCTATCGAGGCTATGTAACTTTGTTGGTTTAACTCCCATATCCTTCACAAACATATCAAATGACCTCAGCCATCTATCGCATACTGTTATCCCTCTGCGCCCGTAATCATTATATTTTGGGTGTGATGGCTTCGTACACCTATATATCATGTTCTTCCATGTCCAGTAGAGAGGGTGTTTATATTTCGCATTTGGATTCCGAATATGAATTACATGAGCGCGACCCTTTTTTACGTACGGCCCTTTCTTAGGTAGATTAATGCACCCGCAGTGTTTTGCAGATTTACCGCGACTCGCATTAGATACATTCACTATGAAATTATTATGGCAATGCGGGCATTTTACGATTGCTGACCGCCTACCATGTATCATACCTAAGTCGGATATAACAATTAATGCCCCTAAAGTATCAGGTATTTTGTCTAATGTTTTTGGCATAACAATATATTTTTGAGTGTATTTCGTCCTTCGTCAACCCCAGAACCCCTTAGAAAACTGATAATTTCGCGCAACCGGATTAACCGATGTTGTACTAATCTTTTTGAAGGCATTTTTATTGAAAAGAAAGGAAAGGACATAGAACCAACCACATTGCGCTCGGACATTACCCGTTTGCGTCGTTCGCCATGCGTTGTTGCACTGCTGCATAATAGGCACCTGAATTGGCAGCATCTTCTACCGTGATAGGGTCACAGAACTTCAAAATTACGCCAACTTTCTCCACAATTCCAAATAAAACATCCTCACCTGATCGATTTAATAAAATCTTTCACTTTTGTCATGGTGTTTGCTTTTTAAATAGGTCAATGGCTTTTTGTGGGGTTTCCATTTGCAGCAATGAAAGTATATTATCAACATACTTACCATTAGGAACATCTTGCAGCAGCCTTGCAATCTTGATTCGGGCTGTCATAATATCCTCGCTGAATATCTCATACAGCGCATCTACTTTCTTCTTACTTATGGTGTGTTTGTTCATGTCAGATTGTTTTAGTTAGTTTTTCGTAGGCGTCTTTCCATGCATCCTGCTCGGTAAATCCGTGTGAGATTATTTTGTCTAATATTGGCAACTTAAAGCCGAATACCCTATATCTGCGAATGACATATAAACCCATTGCCAAAGCACAATAAGGATCGCGAGCAATGCAGGTTTCTGCATCAGGGTACACCTTCTTAACCTCGACCTCATAATTTATGTTGCTCATTTTGTGTGGTTTAAGTAAGGTCAATGAATATTTTATCGACTCCCTTGTAATCTTTCTTTGCTCGTTTTACTATGTCGGCAACCAAGGCTACATACTCCTTTGGTGTTAACTTTTTTTCTCCAGGAAGTAATCCTGAGTTCCATTCTTTACAAAGCTGTATGATGTGCCTTTTCATTTCTCATTTTGTTTTTTAATGAATGAATCGTATTCCTGTTTTGTGTCGGGGAGCATAAGTGATTTATTGAGCCTAACCATATGCCGTAAATACTCATTGGGTTCCGACAAATCGAACGGATGATTTTCAAACCATTCAACATGATATACCTTTCCGGTTGCTATACCTCGCAAATAGTCCGGCATATCCCCGATTTCCCGCCGTTCGTACCAAGGGATTGGGCGGAAGATGTGTGGGTATTTTTTTACAACATCTACGCCGTTTGGGCGACCTTCTAATCTACCTCGGAAAGTAAGAATATCGCCTACTTTATAAATAGCCTCGGGATATGGGTCGCTTCCGTCTTTTAGTCCGGCACATTCAACAATGTACCTCGGTATCATTAACTCTTCTACTGTTTTCATATCACTTTGTTTTGAATGGTTTGATTAGTGTTAATGTTTGATTGTGTCGCCTACGTTTCTTTTTAATTGCGAGGTTATGCTGTTGGGGATTTGAATAGTTTGAAAGCATCTTCAAAAGTTATCTCCGTAGCTGGCAATTCATACCCTATATCTGTTCTCATAAGAAACAACTGACCGTTTTGGAATTCAGTACACAGGCCAAGCCAATGCCCAAACTCGCACGCCACTTTCTCATCACTTACGCCGGAAGTGGAGAGGCGGGATTTGACGAAAGAAATAAACTTTTTTAAATTCCAATTAGGAATATGAGGCATACTCATATCGGCATGAAAGTCGCTTTCTATCTTATCCCAGTCCACAACCTTATCGGCTTGCTCACACATAAATATCGCCGTATTTACCATTTGCTCAAATGTCTGTCCAGTTGTATTTATGCCAAGTTTTTTAAACTTTTCAATTTGCCTATTCATTTCAATTGTAAGATATTTGAACGTATGGCTTTCAGAAACCTTATCGGCTTGCTTGTAGGATCTTAATTGCTCTAATTCCAATAGCTTTCCTTGCAGTAATTTTACTGCATCATAACTGCCGCGAACATACATATCCCCGCTACCGTCGCCTACTCCAATGGTAGCCCCCGCACTCACCCCATGCGACACTTCTGGCTTATGTTGAGATAGGGCGGTGTGGTAATATTTTGCATACTCCGTACAAAGCCTATTCTGCGCAAAATCATGGTAGCTCTGACCTTTGTAGTTTGATTTAAACCATTCAGGGAAATTCATTACTTCGCTCGGCACATCAGCGGGTTTACTTGGGGTATCACTCATTTTTGAGAATATGTCCAATATCTCACCTTCTTGGGGTGGTACAATTTCCAGCGCAATAAATCCGGATTCTAGGCGGGGTGAAGATATACAACACACTTCACAGCAATCACAAGCCTGATTATATAATGTTGAATGACATTGCATCTCGCACCACACCTCCCCATCTGGATTCTCGCAGTACATCTTCATAAACTCGGGGGATATTGGCGGCAGTCCTTCGATGGTGGGGTAGGCGGCTTCGATGCGCTGACAACCGTTTTTTACACAATATTTCTCCGCCTTATGTGCGGTATAATCGCTAAATACATCATCTCCTTCATTGAATGCGCGGTCGGAAAGTAGCAGGAATTGTTGTGGCAAATCAATATTAATATACGGATCTTCTCCAACTATATACAATCTGCCAAATATTGCGCCTTTGCATAAATTACCGGCTTCTACTTCTACAGGGTCCATCCCGATCAAAACGGGTGTTAATTTTAGTTTGCTCATGTTGTGTGTTTTAAATTTCTGTGATTGTAATACCTAACTCCTTTTTCATCATTTTACATTTCAACCTGTATGCCGGCAGTCTCTTTGTGGCTTTGCTTTTCACATCTTCAACAACAATCAATCCGCTTTTATCTACATACTGAAAGTCGGCGAAATATTTGCAAACACTTAACTGAAAGCATACCTGCAATTGCAATTCCGATATTTCACCGATGCATTGTAATAACTTCAATTCGCTATATCGACACGCCTCCTTTTTTGAATCAAACACTATCCCGTCAGAGCTGGTTTTTTGGCTGCGATATTTACTAACCTTTGGCGCTTTATCGGTCGGCAATCCGGTTACCTTCATTCCTCGGCCGGCTAGTTTCTGTATGGCGGATAAATCCCACTTCATTTGATAGCTTTTAATATTTCGTTCATAATGGCAAAATCAAAAACCTCACGCAGCAACAATTCATACTTTCTTATCGGAAACATTATGTACAAGTCGAAAACGAAATACAGGAAGTAGGCTAGTATGGTTTGTTTCATTTTATTTTCGCTTCATTGAAAAGGTTAATCAATTTCCTGCCGGTCGTAGGGTATGCTGTTATTCCGTTCTTCATAAACACCTCGAACGCCTGCATGAATTGTAGCATCTTGGCGGGGTCGTAGCTGGCGCCGTAAGTGTTGTTGATGGCGGACAATATCAATCCGTCCGACACGCTGTTTAGTAAATTTTCTATGTCTGTGTATTTTTCTTCGTTCTGCTTCATTTTATTAAGTTTTTAATAGATTGTACGGTTATAATTGAACCGCATCCGCCGTCGTTACCATCATCTTTTTATACACCTTCTTTTTGTGACTTGGTGGGTATCTTTCAAACCACACATTAGGTATCATTTGGTTAATGATATGGTTTACCTCTTCGTCGGGCGGCTTGCTGCGGATTATCGCGCAGATTTCGTGAAATGATAGGTGTGTTATTCTCATATCGCTTTCCTCCTTTCGATATAACATTTGCGCTCCGGCACATACACCCGTTCATGCGTGGCAGGATTAAATGGATTTCGCAGCGCAATAGTGCTGTTTTGGTTTATCAACCCTTTGCCGGCTAACATAGGGCCGTGCTGCGTTGCCTGCGTCGCCATGGGTTTCTTTTTGAGTATCGGCATTTTTATAGTTTTAGTTTTGATCAGTTTTGCTTTTTTCACCTTACCAACTCTTATCGGCTCCATGCGCTTTCCGGCTGTCTTGGTGAACCTGATACGCATGTTGTCGGGTAGTTCTTTATTCATCAGGAACACCCATGTACGGAGCGTAGGAACAGGAATACCGATGTGCGATGCAATATCTTTCGATAGTGATGTTTTACAGTTGGCATGGACATACCCCAGCCATGAAAACTTTTCACCCGTCCGGCAAACATTATCACAGTAGTTCTTTTTGAACTTACCGATATGGCACGGACGTAGCTTTATTGGTTTGTCGCATGTTGTGCAGGTTGTATGTGTTGTGGCGGGTTTCATGTTGCTGGGTTTGGGGTGAGTGTGGATTCTATCGCTTTGAATATTTCGTAGGCTATTTGTGGGACTATGGCGTTGCCTAAGGCTTTAACTCTGTCCATCCAATCGGGTAGCCCATCATCTGCTCTAATAAGTTCGGATTCACTTTCAGCCGAATATCCTGTGGTAAATTCTCTCTGGTTGAACAGATGCGCCTGGCTATCCGCCCCCCCTTGTCTATACTTGAAAGTGTTTTTGGCAACCCCACATCTTTCCATTCCATAGCTGACGGGGTGGGCAATAATCCACACCCTTTCCCGCTTGTGATTCGTCCCAACGCTTGCAGATGGAATAATAAACGGAATGACGGCGTAATTAATATCTTCCAGGTCAGAGCATATTCTTTCGATAACCATTCCTTCTGAAATATTAATAAGTCCATATACATTTTCGGCCAGGAACACTTTGGGGCGTATTGCATCAACTGCGGCAAACATGAAATCCCATAAGAAACGTTCGTCTTTTTCGCCTTTCCTTTTCCCGACTTGGCTGAATGGCTGGCAAGGGAATCCACCTGTGATAATGTTGATTTTATCTCTATATTGAACAAAGTCTGTTGTTTTAATGTCTCCATGTTGTATGCAGTTTGGAAAATGTTTTTTTGTTACTTTATTGCAGAATTCGTCAATCTCAACGCTTGCTACATTCTCCCAGCCCATCCAATGCGCTGCGAGTTGAAATCCGCCAATTCCGTTAAATAGCGATAGGTGCTTCATATTTGTTTTTTGATCGTTAAAAATCTTCACCTAAACAACTCCTTTTGTAACACTCTCAATCCCGGTATCATCGCGTACAACTCGCATCTTTGAACCTGTTCAACTTTCTCAATTGATTCCTACTTTCAATCGGTAAGTTTGAAATATGCCATTCAACCAATTCTTGACGGGCTACATTGCCATCAGCTAACATATGCTGACACCATAACTCCCAATAATCCATTTGCTCCAATTCACGCTGTAATGGTGGTGTAGGGGTATATTGCCTTATTGGGGTGTTTGTCGCGAATAGTGTTTGTTGGTTCATATATTTTTCAAAATGTTCGTTGTCGATTATTATGTGGGTCATAGGGTTTTACTCGTTTGAATTATTGAGGTTGCTATTCGGTAAGGTTTAGCGATTTACCGAAAGTCATATCTCGGCACAGTATGTATTTTGCGCGGTAGCAGTGATTCGGGGATAGTCCCGCATATGGGTCTATTTGGATGAAGTTATTGCGCTGCCACAAAAGCATATCACTATCATCATCGAAAATCACGTATTCTTTAAAGTCACTGCCAGTTGATACGCCTAACATTTCAGTATGTTGCTGAATCCACAGATAAATTTCATTTCCCCTTAAAGCCCCTTCATAATGCAATATGGGTGTATATGCAATTATCTCCCCAATGAATCCTTTCTTTTCTAACAATGACTGCATGTATGGCATTGTATTACCCATACGCCATGTGGAACTTAAAACAACTTTTGCACCCGTTTCCTCTATTAATGAGTTAAGAAAGATAATTGATTCACTGTCTAGTTGATGTAAGTGATAATCTTCCTTGGAGTCACCTTCATTATTTCCCCTATTTGTATAAAACAGTTGGCTATTGAGAACACCATCTATATCAAGGAAGATTATTTTCATACTCGTTATTTTTGTTTTACGTTTATTATTTCCATTGGGTTGGGTCGTATCGGCGGTTATGATTCATCGTCCCAGTTAACGTTATTCCCGGATTCAGACGGGTTGCGGTATGTCTGGTAATTACCTGTGATAAATGAAGCTGGAACACTTTGGTTCATATCTTCCAAATTCATCCACCGTTGAATAGAGAAGTTTGTTTTCAGCTCCACCGATGTTGTTTCACCGTCCTTATTCTTAGCGACAATGATGTGGGTTTTTACTGTCAATTGTCCGCCCGGCTCCTGTATCTGTTCATGCCAAATCAAAAGAATTACCTGTGCATCCTGTTCGAGCTGGCCAGAGTTTCTAAGGTCTGTTGTTTGTGGTTTATCGCTCCCTCTTTTACCCACTTCCCGGTTAAGCTGAGCTAATCCAATTATGATAATATCTAGCTCAGTACCTAGTTTTTTAAATGCTTGGCTAATCCTTGAAACCCTCGCTTCGTCATTCAAGTTGCCGGGAACGGTTATTAATTGGAGGTAGTCTATACCGACTATAAAAGGTAGTCCTTGTTTGCCCTTCGGGGTCTTCGTGTATTTTTTATGAGCGTTACGGATCGCGGCAACAATAGCATTTAGGTTTTGTGTCTTGTCGTCTATACGAATTGGCATACGGGAAAACTCAGCCATATATCGCATCATTAGTTGGTCTTGAAATTCATTGGTGCTACCTTCCCTGATATTCTTTAGCGGCACACTACATTTTGACGCCGCGAACCTGCGGCCCAGATTTACCTTTGAACTTTCTATTGAGAAAATAAGAACCTCCCCAGCGGCACTAACCTTACTTTCAACCGCATTTTGAGCAAAATTGAGCAATAGCGCCGTTTTCCCTTGGCTTGGCCTCGCACCCAACATTATAAAATCCCCTTTACATAATCCAAGCAAAACCCGGTTTAATTCCACAAAGCCTGTATCTACCCCTAATAGTTCCGATTTGCGCTGCTTCTGCTCTTCGATACCCATTAGCACCTCTTGGAAGATTTCACCTAATGGCGCGGCTGTATTGCCCTGTATTATGCCATCCCGCAACTCCTGTACCTGCGTATCAATTCTGTCGAGTAAATCAAATACATCGGTTGAATCTTCGTAGGCGTCGCCGATAACAGCCCCACTGATCCTGATAAGCTCCCGCTGTATGAATTTCTCCATAACAATCCGGGCGTGCGTTTGAACGTGAGCGGAAGTAAGTACAGCTTGTGTTAATCTTGTCAGGTAGTAAGCGCCGCCAATAATCTCCAATTCATTCCGTTTACGCAGTTGCTCTGTTATGGTTAGTAGATCCACCGGGCTACCTTCGTTGTGAAGCTCACAGCAAGCGGAGTAAATCTTTTGGTGAGCATCCATGTAGAAACATTCGGGGCTTTGTAGTATTTCCATCACCTGCTCGAATGCGTCACGTTCCAGCATACACGCGCCTAATACGGCCTCTTCAAGTTCAATCGATTGTGGTGGCACCTTACCCCATACAAGCGTGTTTAGGTCTGGTTTGCGGCTGCGGGTTGAGTAATCTTTTTTTATGTTGACTGCCATTACTTTTTCAGGTTGTTTCTATGCCATGCCAAAATGCACAGATAAGGTGAACGATATTTTTTTAAATACTGCTTGTTGTTCTCGATTTGCAAAAGCATATCCAAACACTCTTCTTTTGGGATAACCGTAGTTATCCCCTTGCTATTCGGGAGCAATCCGCGTAGGATGAAAAGCTGCTTAATGGTGATTGGTATTTCCATCTTTGCAACCGTAGGCGTGTTTTCGTCCATCCATGCCTTGAAACTCTCAAATGATTTTACCTGAGCTTCATTAGGAATAAATTCATTTTTCTTTTTCGCCGTAGGCGGCAAAACTCCTTCCTTTCCTTTCCCTTCCCTTCCCTTCCCTTCCCCATCTATTACAAGACTTGGAATAGTCTTTAACAAGTCTTGTGGTTGACTTGCGGGCAATAAGGACGGTTTTTCGTTGTACCCGTCTATCTTCTGGTGCTTCAAAAAGTTGACGATTTCAATACAGTTTAGTTCGGTTGTAGGCTGCTCTGGGGGTAATATCCTATCCGTGATATTTGCATTACCCTTGTACCTAATGATGAACCCTTTCGATTGTAAATCATTCAATGCTTTTTCTACATCCATATTGTCGTACGGGAAAACATCTGCCTTTATTCTCTTTGGCCTATCTTCCAACCTTCCGGATCTATCCGCTAAAGTCCACAACCCAATAAAAAGTAGTCGCGACATTGCTGGTAATTCCGCAAGCTGCTCATTCTTAAAAAATTCAGGTTTAATCGTTCTTATTCGTGCCATTTTTATAAGTAGGTTTATTAGGAAAAATTTCTGTCTCCCCAGTAACAGGCGCATACACTACAAAGTATCTACCCATAAATCCGGTACCCGATCTCGAATGGCGCTTTATCGCTTTGTAGTTAAGATTTAAAACAGAGCAAAGATGCTTTAGGTGAAAGAACAAATAGCAACCACCTGTCTTTTCATCCATAAGTATTCCGCGCCTAAAGTTTCCTTTATCCATACTACCCGCAGTTTATTTCTATTTCCAGATCGTGCAATTCCTTTATTATACTCCAGCTAAATGAATTTTGGTGGTGGTACCCATCGCTGTCTTTTGTTTGGGACTCAACCGAAAAAGGATCGCAGGCAAAGAGACGGCAGTCGCCCATATTGTTCTTTATTTTCAAAACCTTAGCGACATAATCTAGGTCCTTTATGTTATGCAAAAGTCCGTGACAATCTTCGCACACTGTTTTTAGCGCGCGGTTTGGAGCATCCCATGGTTCGCCAGTGTATTTCTCATGGTGTACATGTAGCTGAGATTTATCATCCCCGCATAAGGTACATTTCCATTGATCTCTGTTGAGAATTTCTAATCTGCGCTTTTGCCAGCGCACGTCTTTGAGTTTGTCCGAATAGGACTGGTTTTGATTAAGCATATTTCGCGGATTTTTGATTGTGAAAGAAAGGAAACTGAAATGTATGGACACGCCGGTAGGGTGCCAGAATCCGCGAAGAAACTAACAACCCCGTGCAGGGCGACCCTAACCGACTTATCTTGAGTGATATTTGTTTGCAATTGGCACGGAATTGAGATTGTTTGAATTTCGCGGATTCGACCCCGAAGATACGAAAACAATAGCTTTCAGCCAAAAAAATGTTAACCATAATCTAAAGAATTTTGTTACCTTTATTTCTCCCGAATATTGGCACAAAAGTTGTTTAGGCTATTGTACCTTTTAATCAATAGCTCTGGTAGGACTGCAATCCAATAATCCAGAGCTTTTTTTATTTCCTCGCGGGCTGTTAGCTATTGCGGGGGATTTTTTTATGCTTCTTTTAAAAGAAATTTATTGCTTATCACCTTAAAGGAAATATTCCGGTTGTGACTGCGAATTACAAGCCCTTCACGCTCCGTATTTTGATTTATAATACTCTTCCCTTCCGCAGATGCAATAAGTGTCTCTATTGTGTCGGGAAGCGAATAGGATTCAAAAAGGAATGGCACACTATCGAGGCAAAGTATATTTAACAGGGCGCGGAAGTTTTCATAATCCAGGTACTCTTGTTTATCTATGTTGTAGGCGTTGAAAAATCTAACGCTATGCCCCTTTATTTTATAAGGGTTGCCTTGTATTCCTTCGCCTATAAGCTCACCTTGCAGGGCGTAATTTCCTAGGCTAGAAAGTTTAGTTTCTAAATCTAGGTCCCGCGCCATCTTCCAAAAAGTATTATCAGGCGTTTCGATCAGGTCAATATTCCGGCTGCAAACTCCAAAAAAATTATTATTGTTGTAGAATGTCGCGCTGCTGCCGTCCAGCTTTTCAGTAACATAAAATGTATTGGTCTTAAAATTTTCATAAACTGGCGAAAGGTTTTGTATTCTCTCTTCGTCTGTTTTTGGTATAAATAAGGGGAATGAACTGCGCATAATTCCGGCAAGCTGCGCCGGTATAGGCATTTCATATTTCCACACCCCGAGCGTTTCGGTAATATCATCACCAACCTGCAAAGTGTTGTAAACGCCGTTATCTATCAAACCTTTCAGGTAAGACAATGGAAGTATCAACCCTTGTGACACCTGCCCGCGCAATTTTATTGTTTTCAGTCGGAATCCTTCTTTGCCATTCATTTTCTTGAATGAGGATTTGCGGAGAAATTCAAATTCCTCGCGGACTGGTAAAAGGCTGTCTATTTCAAAATAAATAGCCTTGTCGCCTATTTTAAATTCACCTTTTTTGACTACCAATTTCCATGCGTTTATGGTAGCCACTTCGATAAGGTCTGCGCCCTCTATCGGTTGTAGGTCTGCAACGACCTGAATTGATGCTAATTTTCTTTCCATTGTTTTTTTTTATTTTTACTCTCCTTTAAAAACTAACTCCCTAACTTTTATCGGGGGTGTTATGCTGCGAATAGTTGTGCTTGTTCTTTAGATTTTTCAGCGTTCTTTACATTCTTTTCAGCAATGTTGTAGTAGCTGGTTTTTAGCTCAAACCCAATGCCTTTACGTCCCATCTGAATAGCCTTAAATACTTCACTACCTATGCCCATAAAAGGAGTTAAAACGGTATCACCATCATTGCTCCATAGATGTATGGCCCTCTCAATAGTTTGCAGCTGCAATGGGCATATATGCTTCTCGTCTTTCTCGGCGCGGGCTTCCGTCCGGTTTAATGTTTCGCCGTAATCAATATCCATCCATACCGGGCTGGCGTATTTCTGCCATAGGTCAACCGGAATATCATCTTTTCTTACAGGGTGTTTATGTTCGCCCGGCTTACGGAATACTAAAAGATAATCGGGTATGCCCACGCGGGACATTGCAGCGTCTTTCTTTACTTGCTTATGGAGTAGTCCCAACGCCTTTGTACGTTGCATTTCAGTAACAGGATCTTTCCATATTGTTACCCTGCTATGGTAGATAAAACCTGCATCCTGAAACGCCTGCAATATCATTCCCGAAAAATCACGCAGTCCGATATACCCCTCTTTACCTTTCTGTATTGGTAAATCCATACAGTGAACAGCAACATTGCGACCAGACCACATCACCCTAAACAGATCCGCTACAAGGAATTTAAAGGCGGTAAAAAATTCTTTGTAATCCTTGCTATTACCCATATCCTCTAATTCATCGGAATAGGTGTATAGCTCTGCAAATGGCGGGCTGAAAATGCTAAACCCTATACTTTCATCAGGTACGGATTTAATGCCCGTTACGCAGTCTCCGAGGCGTATATCGGCCATTTCTGATTTGTAGGAACGTTCCATTCTAATAGATTTTTTTTGGTGTTTAAATGAGCTATTCATGCTTATTTGCATTTCCTTTTGCATTTCCTCAAACTGTGCCTGTTTACGCTTTATTGATAGGATAACATTCTGCATAGTATCAGTAGTTATCAACCATGCATTAACAGTGTTCTTTTGCCCGAAACGCCATTCTCTACGAATAGCCTGATACAATCCCTCAAAGCTAAAATCAGGGCTGGCAAATATCATGTTGTGGCATGACTGAAAATTCATCCCAAAACCGCCTATTTTTACTTTGGTCAATAAAACGCGAAACTCATTATTAGCAAAACCTAATAACTTATCTCGCTTCCATTCGGCACTATCTGAACCTTTTACCTCAATTGCTTCGGGTATTAGTTTACGCAACGTTTCACCTTCCTCATTCTGCTTTACCCAAATGATAAAACTTTCATCAGGCCGGGAATTAACGATTGCTGCCACTTCATCGAGCCGGACAATTTTAGTAAGTCTCAATTCTGCGTTGTGGGTAGTGGCGGATATGGCAGTATCATTAAACAAAGTGCCGTTATCTTTCTTTTCGGTAACGATCATTTTTTCTATATACTCCAATGGCGGCAGGTTGTAACCTTCATCAGAAAAACCAATATCAGAAGGTTTGGAAAGCATGATAGCCCAGCTACTAACGAAGTCCCAAAATAGCTTTCCGCAATGCCCCTTCAATCTCCATTTAGCAGTTTCCCCACCATCATGCACGAAATACATTGCCAGCATTTCATTGTAATTCATGGCGTTTAGAAACTCCGCATGATTACCTAACTCCATAGGGTCGTTAGGGCTTGGTGTAGCTGTGCAGCATAGTTTATATGGCGTGTCGCCAAAGTTCTCAATTAGCAGGTTGCGGTAAGCCCCCTCAAAGTTTTTAATGATGCTGCTTTCGTCTAATACTATCCCGGTGAAGTCAGAAGATGTGATATTTTCCAACTGCTCATAATTGGTTATATAAACAGCAGTCGGCAGATCACGCAATGAATAAAACCCCTCATGGTATTCTATCGGCTCAATGCCGATATTTATACCTTCCTGAATAGTCTGCGATACGACCGCCAAAGGAGCTAATATAATAACAGGGCGATTTGTGAAGTTCACCACCTCATGCGCCCATGTTAATTGCTGGCGGCTCTTGCCTAATCCACAATCCTCAAACATTGCAAACCTGCCTTTCTTTAGAGCTAATTTGACGCAGTATTGCTGAAAAGGGTATAGATGTTGCCATCCGCCTGCGTGGTCAAATCCGCTATCTATGTGCGTTTTTACTTTTGTCTCTAAAAATTGATCGTAGTTCATAATCTCACTTCTTTTTAAATCCAAATCCCGCGCCTTGTGAGCTAACGGGTTATTTGGTGTGGGGTGGAGTGGGGCGGTGCCTAACGGAATTACATTTTCCCGAGTTCCAAAAGGAGTTGTTTTATCTTATTCTCTTGTGGCATATACGGCAACATCTTCGCCCGCATATCCTTTAGCTTTTGCAACTGTCCGTTGTACTTCATCAGCTTAAAACGTAGCTTAATATCATGCTGCCAATCTTCCGGCGAAAAACCGCACCATTTAAAAACAGGGTATTCAGATATGCCGATTTCGGAAGCGGCGGCATGGTATTGTTCATTTTTGTTTTTCACAAAAGCGAACGCATGTAACAATTCCGACTCATTCATTGTCGAAGTAATGTCAACACTTGAATAGTTGTTGGTGGGGTTGTAGCGAAAATTACCGTTAGTTCGGTATGCCTCGCTATGCACCTTTTCGAGTTCGGCAATATTTGCTTCTACTTCTTTGAATTTGCTTTCTAATTCTGTTTGAAAATCCATCTTTCTATTTTTTTTACGTGAACAATTATTTTACTTCAATTATTACTGGGGTGGGTTAGGCGGCGATTGCGTTTTTAACAGCGTTTTTTGCATCCCCGGCGTTCATATTTTGCCGGTCTTGTGGGGCTAGTTGGTTTAGTTGCAGGTAAGCTATTTTCGCTTTCGCTTCACTAGATGAAATTCCGTTCTGACACTCCCATAGAATGCCGCGCCGTTTGCTATCCTCGAATGTTGAAGTAGATACAAGGCTTTCGATAAACTGCATTTGCCCATCACTTATCAGCTCTGTAAAATCTTCCACCTCTTCAACCGTTGACATGCCCATAAGAATGTCGGGGCAATAGACGCGACCGAAAAAAGCCCCGGCCCTGTATTGCATCATTTGCTCAGGCATTGTCTTCCATTTGCTGCCTGACTTATTAACCCATCCCTCACCGTTAGCCATAGCCATAGTGATTAGCGTCCCGTTAAGGCGCTCTCCTGTCTTTTTATCATTAGCCCATGCCCGGCATTGCAGCGTATCACCTTCTCCTTTCATCTCAAACCGAAGGGGCGTAAAACGACCGCAACCGTTGATTGCAGCTATCGTGAATTGACCAGACCATGCAGGTTTTCCGTGGACTACGTACAGGTTTTGCATGACCATAACGGCGGGTAGGTTCATGCGCTGAGCTATGTCCATAGCTATAAGCGTATTGGGGATATTGTTGCGGTATGCTTCCGGGATAACCGCCGCTTTGCTTATTGCGACCGCTACGCGCTGGGCGTGTTCAAACTGGTCTTTGTTGCCGAATGATATTTCGGTTGATTGCTGGGGCTGCTGTATTTGCAACTCTGTTTGTGGCTGTAATGCTTCGTTTTCCATAACTATTATTTTATCTGGTTAAATTTTAGGCCGCTTTTCTCGATGAATTACGAATGATGGTAAACGCGTGTTGTAGCTCCTCTGCGGATGGGTACGGAATATGCTGGTCGAGGTCGGTCGTCTGGTCTTGTTCCTCATATTCTATTTCTTGCCCGAAATGAGCCGCTATTTCGGCTTTGAATACCCATTCGAGATGTGAGTAGGTAGCCTTTTCGATCACGTCTTTAAGTGTATCGTCCAGCATACATTTCGCGTGGTACAACTTTGTAATGTCGATACCCTCCCATTTAATGCTCTCAATGTCGAAATTGAAAACGGTGTCCCAAATATCTGCGTCAATCATCGACCATTCCGGCTCCATGTTCTTGGCGATAAACTTTGCCTTACCAATAATTATCAGCTCTCCGAAATCCTTCTTATAGTATGGGTCGAAGTATCTAGTCTGAAATCCGAATTGTGTAGGTTCCATCGTTTTGAAATTTTAGTTTAAAAAATGAAAATGTTCGATGCAGGATTGCAAGGCGTTCTGTTTGTCCATTGTTTTAGGCTTATCCCACCACGGTAAGCGTTCCAGTCCGTCCTTTGAACTATTAAAGTCTCCTTACTTTCCCAATTCACTAATCCATTACGTGCATAGAATCATCAATACTCTGCTTTGGAGCGCAAGCCACTCCACCCCAAACCATCTTACCCATATCGGCACCTGCTTTATATCTATCGTCTGCATAGTTGGAAATTGCCTCCAATATCTCAGAGTAGTTTGCCGGCGTTCCGTGCCTTTTGATTTCGGCGTAAACTTTTTCAAGTAGGTTCATCGTTTCGTTTTTTAATTATCTTTCACATTTACTATTTAAAAATTGCAGGTACATAAACAGCCCAACAAGTGCAGCGGAGACTAGCGTTATCGCCCAATGGTTCGCGTCCAGGTATGTTGTGAGTGCGTCCATTAGATGCCTATAAAGTCTTCGTGAGCGCAATCTCTTAGCTTCCTTTTATAGTAGGCTACCCGCAATGAAAAGCCTATGTAAATCAGGTCTGCGACAATCGTAATGCAGATGTACGTTGCTATTATTCCGGGGTGATTTTGGATGAAGTGTATCATTATCCTAGTATTTTAAAGATTCGTTTATCGTCATTGAATGTTAGCAAGCTGCGGTGTTGTCCTATCGGGCTATCAATAAGTATCTCCATTATCTGTAACCCGCAATCTGAGCCTCTTACGTGCGTAACGGTGGCATTTAACCGCTCCGTACTATCGAATGGATCGCCACACACTTGTACTCTTTCTGATTCGGTGAAATATTGGAGGATTGGCATGGGTGCAATTATTTACGGCTGTTCTTTACTTTGGTGCGGTAGGCGGTGCGGTTACGGCGTTTCGTAGCGAGGCGCGAATATTGCCTTACAGACAACCCCTGTCCGCGTCCGGCACCACATCTACGTTCCGCCTTTGTCCTCAGCGTTTTAGGGTTCATGGTGCCACTATAGTCATTGCCCTTTACTGGGCTGCTAATCATTGCCATTGTTGCTGCAAGTAATGCCAGCATGCCGCGCATATTCCCGTTTCCTTGTTTCATAAATCAGTTTTTGAGGTTAAAAGCGAACTTGCCTTCACCCAGAAAGCCCCGCCGTGTTATGGCGGGGTTCTGGTTAACACACACATCTTTACTCTGCTGGCGCTACTTCCGTGGCCGGTGCGGTCACATTAGCCAATGCGTCAAGATTTGACACAGCGGCATTTAAGTCCGCGAGGCTTGCATCCGAAATGGTGTTTTCGGGATTGCTGATAACATTTGTCAGCATCGTTTTGATCGCTGTTGCATCGTTGTTGATGCGGGTTACTAAACCCTCAATTGTGGTACTCTGGTCTGCCATCTTGTTTAGTTTTAGGCGGGTTAACAATAAAAGAGCTATAATGAATAGTAGCATTGCGAAGAACGCAACAACTATTACTATTTGTTCGGTCGGGGTGAATGTTTGCATGGTCCGTTATTTAAAAATGTAAAGGCAGTAAAGCGTAAACCATGTTGCGGAAATACCTAGCGCAAGCAATACGTATTTTGTATAGTTGCCGCCATCTGTGCCGCCAAGGTCATACTTGCCTCTGTTCATGTGGTATTCGTAATTACGTTTCATGATGATTTGTTTGAACTTGTTTTGAATGGTGGGTTTATGCTGCTAAAAGTTTTTTCAAATTCACATAAGAAAGTTTAAGGCCTTTCATTGCTTCGCGCTGCGATTTATAGATAATACCGTTGTGGGTTATGGCGATCCTATTGTTAGTTCTATGATCACACAATCCACTTTCCCATGCGTGCGCTATATTTTCCTTAGCGGTGCACCACTCTAAATTTTCTATACTGTTATCTGTTTTTATTCCATTTATGTGGTTAATAAATGGTTTGTTATTTTGGTTCGGCACAAAAGCTATAGCTATTAATCTGTGAACTTTTTTGTGCTTAGGGGTTCCATTTTTTGACAAGCAAACGTGCAAATAGCCGCCTATTTCATACTGAGTTGTGGGCTGACCATTATAAAAACGCACCCTTCCGCTATTTCCCCGTAGTGTTCTATCCACACTTCTTACATTACCAAGATTGCTAACCTGATAAATACCCTCATATCCTTTTATGTCTTTCCAGATTTCCATTATGCGTAAATTTTATTGTACTCTCTCAGATTTATTTGAACGCCCTCCCCTTCTCTTTCTCTGCGCAGTTCCGGGCGTTTCTTCAAAAGGTATTTTACAGACTCCCTGCTTTTCCCTGTTATCTCAATGAACTCCGGCATACGCACCCATGTTTTATTTATCGCTTTGCCCTTAAGCATTTTGAGCAGTTCGGAAACATTCTCATTTAGTTGCCTCCATTCGTCCGCCGGTACTTGTATCAGGTTCATTGTTAAAAGTTTCGTTTCGATTGGTATTATATAGCGGTTGTTAAATCATTGCTGATGAAAAGGTGAAGAACTTTTTTGCGTAAGATTTCGTGCTTGTGTGCACCTTATCCCTTCTGATTCCCCCATAAAGCAACTCCATAGTAGCTTTTGACTTGTGAGATAAATTCTCCGATTTAGTACACCATTCCAGATTTTTAACTCTCGCATCTGTCTTGTCGAAATTTCTGTGGTTCACCTCTGGCTTGTTTTCTGGGTTCGGAATAAAGGCGATTGCCACACATCTATGCACCGACACATTGGCAATCTTTCCAGACTTATCTGGCATCGAAACCATTGGATAACCCATGCACATAACAGATTTTCTAACCAGCGTAGACCCTATTAGCCGTATGTTCCCAAGCGTACTAACCTCATATCTCGGGCACCTTTTTATTTTCTTCCACTTCTCCATGTTAAAACGTATTAACTTTTTTTGGAACTAAAATTGTTTTAGGCAGCTAACGCTTTTCGTATGATTTCTGTGTTGGTTGGTGATGCGCTTCCGTAAAGCATAGTTCTTTCTAATGTTGACCGAGGTATGCCGATTTCGTCCGCAGCCTGCGATAAAGAAGGATATTTAGCTACATACTTCGCTAAAGCATTTTTTTCTTTTGGCAGAAGCGGTGCGCTTTTATACTTTTTTGTAACTTGGTTGCTTGTTGGCATTTTGTAGTTATTTTGTCGTGATTATAACACAAAGCTAAACATTCTTTAGATAACTTGTACACTTTTACTAAAATATTTTTAAAGAAATTTAAAACTAATACGAAAATGCCATGAAAACGTTACTGCAAGCGGTTTACGATGATTTGCTCCATGAAGGGAAAGTTAAGAGCAAGACGGATTTGGGGCTGAAATTAGAGCTTTCAAGGGGTAGAATAAGCCAAGTTATCGCATCTAATGATCCGTTACCTAAAACAATGCAAGAAAAGCTAAACAAACTTTATGGATATTCTCTGGAATGGCTTGCTAGTAATGGAAAACAAGGCACAATGTTTGCTCGAAATGGAGCGCATGAAAGAAAGCATGAAACAAATAGCGAAACAATTAAAAATGACAAATTAAATATTAATCCTCAATTACAATTCGGTACAGATTTTGACGTTAGTAAAAGTTCACCAAGCACCCAAACAGATATGGATAGAATACTAAGAATTGCCGAACGCCTATCAATTGCGATAGAAGAAGATGCCTTTACGAAAAGAGAACTGGCAAAAACATTAACCTACTTCCGCGAGATGGCGGAAGAAAACCGGGAACGCGGTAGCGAACGATCAAAAAAGACGGCCTAATTACACCCTTCTACCCGCCTATCAAAAGAAAATTAGTATCACCAAGAATACATGAAATCTATTAGAAATACACCAACAAATAATACACCTCGGACGAAAGCCCCTAGAATCAACACATAGGCTTTACCAACGGAATCACTCTAAAAATGAAGCCCACAGCGTATTCCCGTTGTGGGCTTTGTGTTTACCGGGATTCCCGGTAAAATAGTTGGGTTAAAATGGGGCAAAAAGTGTACTATTGTTGCTATAAATAATACACAAATAAGCAACGGCAAGACACCATGAAACTACCTACCGTAAAAAACGTGCTTCGTAAGAAATTCAAGGGGGACAAAGAGGGTTATCTTTTCCTTCGTGTTGGTATGCCTGGTAATAAGATTCCAAAATTCAGGTCGTACAACTACAAGATTCCGGCGGCGCAATGGGACGAAGTGAGCGAGGTTGTAAAAAAGCCTCATATTGATGCTGGCCAGATAAATGCGGAGATAAGTGCGGAGAAAGACCGCATAGCTGATTTACTTAAATCGGAAGCCCGTAAAGGAACGACAATAACCAGTGATTATATAGATGCCGTTCTTAACCCATCGGCCTCGCACGGGTCGTTCCTGCGATTCTACGATAGCTTTATTGAATTGCAGCGCACGAGGCATAGTAAAGGATATGCCGACCATCTGCTTATTGAGTATAACGGTGTAAAGCGATTTGCCGGGAATAACTTGCAGTTTGAGGACATTACCAGCGATTTCCTAGAGCGGTACGAAATGAGCCTTGCAAGCGGCAAAAAAAAGATTGCAGGCACCACCTTACATATCAAGATGAAGCGATTAAAAGAAGTTATTGCAAAGGCTGTTGATCGCGGGCATATCGAAAAGAAAAAAGTAGCCGGGTATAAATACCCACCATATCCTGAGCCGGAGACGTTTTATTTGACGCTGGAGCAAGCGGATAAGATTTTCAACAATCTAAAGTCGGGTATTTATGACTATGACAGCAATGTAAGGTCGGTTGTTGCTTTCTTTCTGGTGGAATGCTTCTCAGGGATCCGGTTTAGTGACTGGAAACGATTTGAGATTGAAAAGCTACTGCATGATGACAATTTGAAGGTAAGGGCAAAAAAGAACGGGGAGCCTGTTTACTTACCGCTAAGGGTATTTAAAAGGCTTGGGGCTATCATTGACTATATATCGGCAAACAAGGTCGCGTTTGACCTAGAGGAACAAAGTACGAACAGGATATTAAAATCTATAGGGCATGATTTGAAATTAAAGTTCCCGCTAACAACCCATGTGGGCCGGAGAACATGCGGGACTATGCTTGGTGAGCTCGGCTACTCTACGAGGGCGATTGCCGAGGTGTTGGGCATTACAGAAATGACGGCAAAAAGATACGTGAAGCAGACCCGCCAGTCGTTAAATAATGAGTTTGAAAAGTTCGGCGGTATATAGGCCGGCTCGATGCCGCTATGGCGTTGTGGGAGAAATAAAAAAGCCCCCATTTACGAAGGGGGCAAGTTTCGTTAGGCGGCGATACTCACAGAGTACCGAGGCGTAAAGGCAATAGTTCTGCCGTTTATTGTTACATCTCCTCTTCTTCCCATCCCTTGCTGTCAAAACCAGTCGGCCCCGGTAATTTATCTATAAGGCGATGTTCTTACTCATCGCTTTGTGGAGCCGGTGGGAGTCGAACCCACGTCCAAACAAGTTTTCAAAAAGCGTCAACGGTTATGCTTTGTAAAGATAGTGGTTTTATAGATTTACCATTTCAATTTAATTCGTTAGTTGTTTGCCGATTCATTTAAAATACCATTGATGCGCCGAAGCTGATCGAGGCCTTATTTCCGTCCTTTACCTGTTCTGTGTTCATTTTGAGTAGGTTTTATCGAAGTAATCGGATTGGCCTTTAAAGTTAATATCATCAACTTTGCCGTTTATTCTACCTACGCCATACGCCTCCTCTATCTCCTTCCGTTCTTCCGGCAGCAGGGAGGTGAGAATGTCGATGGCTTCCAAGTGTAATTCTATCTTTCCATCTAGGATATTTTTTACAGACTTAGAATCGCCGAATATTTTATATTCATTTCGTAGGTTCTCTATTCTAGCCTTTATCTGCTCAATCGCAGTTTCTATCGGTGTATTTTTCATGTTCGGTTTTTAAGGGGTTGTTAAAGTGTTACTCTTAGCGATAATGTATTCTTCCGCCAGCCTGCAAGCTATTTTAGCTATTCTCTCTGGGAATAAGGATGATGTCCACACATCGCCAAATGATGAAGGACAATGTATTCTCAACTGATTACAAATATTCATCATCATAGCATCATGCAAACCAGAATAATGTTCCCTATCTTCTTGCAGGTGTACCATTTCATCTAATAGTTCTTTTGGTGAGTTCGGTAGTAATGTATTTATTTTCATACTATACTTTTAGGTGGTTAAAGTGAAATAAAAACAGTTTCTTTTTCGTGGTAAGTCTTTCGGCTATTAAAGAAACTATAAAAGAAAACCAGATTTTTACTTTTAGGTGTGAGGGGTGGGGGTTAGGAATTAACGGTGTATTTGTTGGCAATTCATTAATTTGGCCAACTCTATTTTAGAAAACAAATACCTACCGGAATATGACCCATCAGTCTTTCTGCTAGCTAGCCACATAAATATGTCATTTATTTCAACCACCTTAAAATGGTGTGCGCCATCTACAAGTCGCTTATTGCCCACCGTGGTAAAAGATATTTGTTGTCCGGTAATCAGTATTTGAGTGTTCATATTTCTTGTTGTTGGTGAGGTGTTAAATGACGCGTAACGTTGTTGATCGGTTGAAGTCCTTTTATTTTTTGCCCTGTCAGGTTTGTGCCGTAAAGCAATTTGACCCACCCAGATTTATAAACCTTTAGTATCGTTCCGGTTGCACCGGCCGGTATGTCGCACATGAGGCGAACGGTGCAGACCGTATCACCTTTGGTTAAAAGTCTGTCGCCCATGTGTGCGCTTTGGTAAGTTTGTTAAACTTAGCATCGGTAACTTTCTGTGTAGCGCCGTTAGTCCATGTAATAACCTTTGGTCCTACCTGAATAAGTCGGAAATCAACGGTAGATTTATTTGCATCTACGCTTGTTGGTTTATACTCGCCCATCGGTTGTGCGTCTGCTATTTTGCGGAATGTTACTGTGCAGGTGTTCATTTTTTGGAAGGTTTTTATCTCCGCTTCATTGCTTTGATACACAAATGTACACAACATTTTGATACTACCAAATATTTGGTAATTATTTTTTGACTTTTATTTGTAGCTCCTTAATTATCTTGGTAAGTTCTTTCAACTTCGTATCGGGCAAACTGATAATGCCATTGACTACCTTATGAAAGTTGCTAACATCATATTCAAGCCTGTTTGCAACCTCTCGCAGACTAATTAATTTCCTATTTTTGCGTATATATTCAATTGCTTGTTCCTTATCCATAAAAACAAAATTATACCATTTTTTTGGTAGTACAAAATACATACCATATATTTGGTGAAAAATAGAAAGATATGAACGCGCCAACAGCAATATTTATAGCAGTTATTTTATTGATTATTTTAGAAGTAGTTTATTTATGTTGCAAAATGGCAATCATATTTAATAGTAGAACTGATGAGCAAAATAGTTCTAATGCTTATTTTTATGGCGAACGAGAGCGATGGCACAAAGAGCAAGGACATAAAAAAATAAGTATGACAGTTATTGATATGAAAATGGGTCGATTTGGCTATAGATGGGAGGATATGCACGGCAATGATGTAACATACAGGTCGCAATATTAACACGCATGGAAAAGAAAGAAGTAGAAAATAAAGTAAAGGCGGACTATTCGGGTAGTTCGAGTGATGGGCGTACAAGCGTATGGCTAATTACCTGCATTTGCGGCAAGCAATATACCCCGCCGACCACCATTTTTGCACAACAGCAGGTGCATTGCCCAAAGTGCGGGCATTACGAAGTTATTGATTACAACAAAATAACCCACCCATGAGCGAAGTAAAGAAGGTGAAGCTGAGTGAAGCGCAAAAAAATGTAATAGAGGTAATGCGAGGTGGTAAACCTGTGTTTAAATGCACTCACGCCCCATACAGGTACGAATGGACAATGGGAGGCAAAATACAGATACTAAACGGGCAATCTATGCGCGGGTTGCGAACCCTAGGACTTATCGTAGGCAGACCGCACACGCTTAACTTTGAAATGATTGAATTAACTCCCCTCGGCCGCACCATCGAACTTTAATTCGCGAACACGCGATCTAGGTAGCAACGAGTAAAACGGGGCATAAAAAAAGGCCGCCAATAAGCAGCCCTTTACCCCAATTTAAAATCTATACCCTCAGCAAGTGTGCGCAGGGGATGCGCATGCCGAGGCTGTTATTTACCGGATCGATTAAGCCGTCACGGTAGTTCCGCCGCTGCTAACATAAACCGATTCTACGTCAGATAAAGTATGTGTAGGCTGGCCATATGGGGAGAGCGGAAAACTCGCCCATTGTCCGCCTAATGCAGTCTGTACGGTCGTACTCATAAAATACCCGTTGATTATTTTGCCAAGTACGTTTATTTGGTCGAATAGAGCCACACAAAGCAAATCCTGGGTAGGCGCATCGAACCCACTTATGCCATAAGTATTGCACAATTCAACGTATGTCTTATGCAGGAATTGATAAGCTCCCGCAGCGGTGCTTGTAAGACCGTTTGCGGTTATTGCCCTGTTCGGATGCGCGGACATATCCGTAAAGCGCACATCGTTGCGTGGTGAGCTTGTAAATAGGTAATTATAGCAGTCGGGCGCATTGTTACACTCTGTTGTTCTGATTACCTTTAACGCCGCCTGTATATTTGCGTTATCTAAAGCCTTTAGTAAAAACTCTTTGCTTGTTGCCATTTTCTTATCTTTTAAAAACCAGTAATCGCACTCGCAGTCATTCGCGCCACGGTAACATATTTCGCATGGGAGTGACATTTTGTAATTACTATTTCTGTATCTTTGAAGTCATTTATTAGTCGGAATCAACCGACACTTTAATTTTCGATCAGCGCAAAAGCGCAAAGATTGCCCGGATTATAAAAAGCACTCAATTTATTGGGTGCTTTTTGCTTTTAATTACCCCGAATTCGGTATAATTAAAGTATCGTGACTCTAATTAAAAACAACCGGGCTTTCGCAGTCCCGAACACATTTACTCTACTCGCCCGATTGAATTACCCTACAAATGCGGCCTGAAAGTCGGCAATATAACCGCTGATGCCAGTTGGCTTTTTACCGCCGTCAAGTATGCTCCATGCCTCAGCACCGAGCCGCTCCGCAATAGCCTCTAATGTGGCTATGCTTTTAACTGCAAGCATATCAGTAAGCAGGCCGGATAGAATAGCGATAGCGGGTGCCTCCAATGCCCCTACGGCTGGAAATGCAGATGCTATTATGGTCTCTACTGCAACGCCATCAGGAGATTTAGCCCATGCAAGTGCTTTCGTAGAAAACTGTGCTGCAATAGCCATATCAGATACCACCTTTGGTTCTGTGTTTTTAATCCAAGCGATAAGTTTTGCTTCATCTGTTTTTAACAGGTCAATTAGTTTCATGCTTTCTATTTTTTGTTGTCAATATAAATGAGATAACAGCATAGCCACATAGCGAGCAGTATGCATGTTGTTGTAATCATTATTTAGGCTGGTCATTATTTGGTAGCCCCGTAACTTGTGCGTCTTTTGCCAAGTACCCAAATAGGGCAATCCCAGCCGCCGTAACAAGGTTTTTCCAATCCTTGTGTATATCGAAGTTGCCTGTATTGATAAGCGGCAATAGAGCCACCCAAATAGCGCCGGCACAACCTGCCGCAAATGTTCTCCAGTTTTTCATCTTTTCGTTTTTAAAATGGTTGATAATTATTGTTACCGCCTTTTCTTCGGCGCGGGTCTTCAATTCGTTTCGCAGTTTGTTGAACATAACTACCTGTTTTTATTAAGTTCTTTAGTTCTAAAATTCGTTACATACAGATTCCAAAATGGCGTGACAATCATTGCGCTTAGACTGAAAGCAGCGATTGCGTAGCCGATTATTGCGAGAGCGTAACGGATCATGGTTCTATTTTTTTAACTACAATGCTTTTATTGTATTCGGCGCGAAGGATATTCTTTTCACTCTGCGAATTGTCTATGTGGGTGCGAAATTCCTGCCTGTCCTTGTCCACGTCAATTCGCCATCCGCGCCAATCACCAAACCACGCCCCAGCACCAAACACACTGCCAAAGGAGCACAATACCAAAGTCAGTATCTTGTATTTATTCCACCTAACATCTATTTTCTTAGAGGACGCCGTGGACTGCTCTACAACTTCCGCTATTAACTGTATCAATTCCGATTTATCCTGATCTGACATAAAATATTTTACGCTATATTTTAGTGAACCACTTTTTTTGTACCTCCTCGAATAGCTTTTCTACCTGTGCGAGTTCGTGTGTTGACATGGGTTTGGGTTATGGCACTATGCATTGAAATGTAATTCCGCCTACTGTTGTTTTATAGAGATTACCCGTAGAAAGCCCTCCCAAAATAGCTGCTGCATCATTTGCATAGGTGGGTACATTAGTTATTTGTACTGTTTTCATACTATCATTTACAATTATAACAGTACCTCCACCATTTAAACTTCCTATAGATACAGTGCCGTTAGGAGCATTTATTTCGCATGCAGTGGGAGTAATTTGCATTACAATAACACCTGACCAACCAACATTAAATGCATCGCGCCCACTAGCCGAATCCGCATATATAAAATCACCACTACCAGTAAGTAGATTACTAATATCTCCATACCCTATATAGGTAGCACTAAGTGGGCGAGATACAAGATTGACCGGCGTTAGCTTATCCGTAAATGTCCCATCTCCATTATCAACTACAGATACGACCGAAACGGTATCGTCTATCGTGGTATTGGCCGGGAATGCGCTAAGTTTTATATCTGCCATAAAATATTTTTAATCGCTAATAATATTGTTTCCATCCTCGGTTAGTAAATAGCCGCCGCCCGATTCGGGTATCAGATATGGCAGCCCATTTATTTGCACCTGATAGCCATTCGGGCCGCTACCTATTGTAATCCCGCTGGTGCCGATCTCGAATAAATAACCCGAACCAAGTGGCGAACCTTCGGCGCATTTCACCGTCAATACAATTCTACCTACCGTTGAGCTTAGCGAATCCCACGCTTCCGCTTTACTCATTATGCCAAACCCCGTAACGCTAACACCCTCTATGCCTGCATACCCGGCTGGTATAGGATTTGCAAATCCTAATGTCAAATAAGCCTGATTCATAAGTATTGTACGAATCTTGCCCATTATATTTTGCATCTGAACTTTTGCGAGCTTATCGCCCGCGTCCAAAGGCGTAGATGCCGAATCGGTGTAAACGTCTATGTAAAAAGTATAGATGCCATGCTGTAGCCGGGGTGTGTTGCTTATATACTGACATTTATATAGGCAAATATTTATTAGCGGCACTGCCGTTTGGTTTACGTCAGTGACGCGCTCTATTTCTATTGTTGGGTTGATGAATGTATTATCAAGAACACTTTGTTCCGTAAGCTCCAACCCAATAATACCTCCGAGCTGATTGCGAATCAACTCATAATTTTGAAGCAGTATTTTGGTGGTTATCAGAGCCATTCCTACGGGGTGTAATCATCGAGTATGCAAACTATCGAACCGAGCGTTTCGCCGGGTATCGTAATCTTTATTTTGTAAGTCCACGAATTGCCAACAACGTCCGTCCATGCAACAAGGTGTCCGATTAGCGCAACCTCTTTATTTACATTCCTAACTGTATATCCAACCGCATTTAAAGCCAACTCACTAACACTTATCCTTGTTGTTTTAGAGCTTATCGGTGCGCCATATTCATCATATTTCAGGTGATGCTTTACGCCAATACCTTTTATTGTTTTTGGGCTTCCGGTTGGCGGGGTAAATAAAATATCAGTGCCGAAATCACCTGTGGTAATTTGCAGTAGATCCGCCGCCGCTTGCTCCATCATGCCCATTACTTGATAATTTTAGTTGTATCGGGCGTTATGCTTACAGCCTCATCAACCTTCGGCACATAAACAGCAATCGCCTTATCGTCCAAAAGGTCTTTAATGTGGTCGGGCGTTATCGCCGCATCTTCAATTATACTCCCCGATTTGTATGTCTTGCCGTACTTTCCGGTTATTGATAGCGCCTTTACTTCGTATTGCATAATATTGTTTTTAAAAAGCCCCGCCGTGTTTATTGGCAGGGCTTTGTTTATAAAATCGTATTGTTATTACGCTATCGGCTGTAGCGTGTACATCTGGTCAACTGCGAGCGGAACAGGCAGCGGTGAACTTTCCAGATAAGAACGGTCGTAGCCATGCTCTTCATTCACGTAACGCTTAAATATCTTGGTGCCTACCGCAAGACTGGCCGTATTTGTGCCAAGCGCAACAACCTGCGGTATTGCCCCGTAAAGCATTGTGAACTTTGGTTTTTCCGGCAGCATGTAGATTTTCTTAGGATCCATGTACGGCGTGGATGCCCCGGCGGTGATAATACCATTTGCGTCTATGCTTGGCATATCGAACACATCGTTGTACGTCCAACACATTAGCATGTATGTATCGCAGTCGATGTACCCCTGAAATATCGCACCGGTGCTTGCTAGCTGTGCGGGCTGAATGAAATCGCGCTTGTTGTTAAACTCTTTTAGCCGCTCCTGTACGGCAGGGTTTGCGCGGTACGCTTGCCATGCTTTTATGCCAAAAATAGCATTGATGGCATATCCGCTATACTTTCCTTTTTGACGCAGCCAATCTCCGCCCGCCGCAAGGTCAGTATATGGGTTCGTGCCTGCATTATCCCATGTTGCACCACCCGTAAGCGTCACCATAGACAACGGTTGGCGCTTAAAGTCCACTACGCTGCCGTCCTTAATGGATGTGCATGTACCATTGTTCATAACGGACGCGCAATGTATCTCCTCTGCGCGGTCGTACATGTCGGCCATGAGGCGGTTTTGAACCGCTACTCCGTTAGCTAACTCGGCCATATCATTCACGTTGAATGAAGTCGATCCGAATACGCGGTAATATGGAGCAAGCTCTGTAGCGTCAAAGTATGACTTGTAATAGAACGGGTCATACGCCTTTTGACTCGACTTGTCAATGGCAATCCTGCGCCCCTGATGCCCGCGCATAACGTCAATTGCCACCTGCTCTGAACCCCTGCGAATATCAATCACAGGGTATCGGTCGGTCGCGGTTGTAGTAGGGAAGAACGAACGAAAAAAGTTATTCACTTTAATTTCGCTCAACTCGTCATACTTCGCATGTATGGCGGATGTAAATATTGGGCTTGCTTGACCTAATGGAATTTGTCCCGGCATTGTTCTATTTTTTAAAAGTTGAGTTTATAGGTTGATTACTGGTTAGGGTCTTGTACTGTCAGTTCGGTTGTAGGCACTAATGAAATGTGTGTATTTCTTATAAGAACGCTTTTCATTGTACCACCTCCGGTACCTTCCGCCCCAACCGCAGTTGTGAGCGTATCGGTGCCATTTTGGAAAACAATTTTGTTTTGGTTCACGCGGCCTTTGAAGCAATAAGTAAGCAACGCACTAGCGCCATTGGCGATAGTGACGGTGTCGTCCGCATAAATCGCCATTGGATATTGGCTGCCGTCTGACGAGCCGCTATCCGTAGGTAATAATTTAGCAGAACTTTCCACCTCACCCATGAGCGTGCCACGTACTATAGTTACAGGCGAACCGGTACTATTAGTATAGGTTTTGTCGTCATACTCGTTATCGCCCAGAAATATCTGCGAAACGTCATAATTGGTTACTAACTGTGTTGCTGGCATAGCCGTTGCTTATTTGATGGGTTTATAATTATTTTTTGATGTTCATTGCCCGCAGAACTTCTTCTGTATTCGCTTCTATGGCAGCGTCCGTTTCGCTCTTTGCCTTTGGAACAGGTGCGGTGTTTATCTCCGGTGCGTTTTCTGCTTCGGCGGCTTTGATGTGCTTTGATGTAGCCGCCTTTACCGCGAACTGAGAGTAATCGGCGCGGCTCATATCTTTGCCGCTATCTATGCCTTTAGCGACAGATTCCGGGTCAATATCTTTCCATGCCTGCCACTCCTTGACCCTTTCCTGTTCCGCGCCAACACCCTTTTCGATTCCCGACTTTTCGCCAGCCTCAAATATTGCATTGTATGTGTCCGGGTGTGCCGCTTTTAATTCTGTTGTTGTCATTTTTTTATTTTTTGAATAAAAGTTTGAACTTGTATTTGTCTGTTTTGAAAATGCGTAATCAAGGGTTTGTTCAAAAGATTTTATCCCATCTATCAACCCTACTTCTTTTGCCTGCTCGGCCATGTAGGTTTTACCCGTCAACACATTTTCTTCTGTCTCAATCTTTTTACCTCTGTTCTTTTTCACTGCACCCATAAACTCATTGTTCATAGGGTCGAGTATTTCACTTATCAGGGCTTTGCCATTTCCTTTTTCCGCTTCCGAAAACACCTTATTTTTATCCTTGCTTTCCGTTGCGTAGTATTCGCGTATCACGTACCCTTTCTTTTCAAGTGCCGCCGTAGAATCAACGAGGGCGCACATTGTGCCGATTGAGCCGATAATGTCTGTAGTCGAACTGGCGTATATTTCATCGCAACTAGAGCCGATCCAGTAGGCCGCACTGCACATCATGCCGTTTACAAATGCTATGGTTTTCTTACCACATGATTTGATTGCGTCGGCTAATGCTTTTGTGCCATCCACCGTACCGCCCGGACTGTCAATGTCGAAGATTATTGTTTGAACGCTTGGCGTGCTGGCGGCTAATTGTACAAGTGCTTTGTAAGAAGCTGTACCTAAGTCGCCGCAATAATCATTCTTCATTAGCGGGCCGCTGATAGGTATTATGACCGTCTCTGCACCTTCAAAACTTTTAGGGTCTGAAAGGTTGTACCCGCTCCCGATTGCTACTTTCGATCTCGTTAAGAACTTCGGTATTGATTCACTTTTTACACTCCAATCCTCTTTACCACTCATCCACAAATCAAGCAACTGAACAGCCGCATTAGGCTCAATAAGCCATGGTTTGTTGTATATGGCTAATCCTGTTTTTATGTCCATAACGCGTTGCCATTGCTCAATTAGTTTACTTCACTCTTCAAAAACCATTGACTTGTGAAAGACACCGATTCGGTGCCAGCCCCTACAATATGCCACCTCAAAAAAGGCGCTGTAATTACTGGCAAATTGCAGATAATGGTATTTGTGGTAACATTGGTAAGCGTAAATACGTAAGGTGTCGTGTAGGTGTACGTAGCAGTTACAGAGCCGGTAACAACTGTTGCAATCTGTGCGGGTGTTACCGGAACATCGCCCCAAACAATACCGTCTATAGACTGCTGCAAATGTGCTACTGCGGCGGGTGTACCACTGATTTTATGCCCTACAAGGTGAAATGACATTTTACCTTCGGTGTATATCCCCATCGTATCGGGCAATCCGTTGGTCATCCATGATGCGATTGTCAAATCCAGAGTGCCTGCATCTGTTAGTGTATCGACCGTTGCTTTCGGAATAGAATTCGCAAGATTCAGCAACGGGCCATACTTGACATATCCGTTAACCTTTACAACCTGAGCGTTTGAAAAACCCGCTACGAAAATCAGTGCAACCAGAAAAAAGATACGTTTCATAAATGCTATAAGTTCTAATTGGAAGCAAGTTAGAACGGGCGTTTACGGTGGTAATATTTTAAGCCCCAATAGGGCTATAAATAAATTATGTGAAATATCAAAGTCATTACATTATATTAAATATAAACACATGTTAATTGATAGTTGTAACTTTGCACATTTTTTTCGTAACTTTATCGGCATAAATCAACCTTATGCGGGAATTAAAAGTTAGCGCGGTATCTGGACAATTGCACGACGATTTTAAGAACATAGCAGCGCATAAGGGAATAACACTGAGTGCCGTTCTAGCACCAAAGGTTAGAGATATAGTGGGTAGATTCGCGCATCTGATAGAACCGAAGCCATGTGAAAAATCCTACTTCCGCATCAGGGGTATTGGCGAAAAAACAAAGAAGGAATTAAAGGCGATTGCAGATAATATGGGTATCGATGTTTCCGACCTGCTAAAAATGGAATTGCAAAAGGATTCAGAGACGTACCCGGCGCATATGAAAACACCAATGATTGTTGATTAGTATGTAAAGCATACAATTGATTAGGCTACTTCGGTAGCCTTTATTATTTGAAATAAAAAGCCCCGTAGAAACGAGGCTATCTTACTAACTCACCACTATCATGTACTTTATGAACTTCCGCCGCTCGATGGCTTTCTTTTAGTCTGTCCCTCCTTCTCTCCGTCTGCCGCATCTGGTGCAATTACATCTTGATCGGGCAATTCTATCCCTGCCGTTGATGTCGCTTTTAATTCTTCTCCGGCCTGCTTAATGACTGCAAGTATATCCCCTTGGTCTATTAATTCCGCCGCCGCCTCTGCTGTCATAATTGGCACATGCTCAAACGCCACACCTAGAGCTTCGCGAATGTATTTTATAGTTTTCAGCGGGTCAATGTCCGGGAACATAGCGCCCACCCACCTGTTGTACAGGTATGCTTCGACCGCCATCATATTTTTACTAAACAACGCCTCCAGGAACCCGGGAGCCTGCACTTTATTATTCAATACCCACAGGTACATTTGCAGAGCATAAATCGGATTAAGGTATTGCTGTGAGAAATCCGCCCGCTCGGTCATGAACGTATGTTCCCAATCCTTACCGGCCATGCGTGATGCGCTAAAACTATCCTCATACTTTGACATTGCCACATTTGGCGGCATATTCACCGCTGCGCAGATAATATCCACATGGAACATGGAGAAGTCCTTAACGTAGTATTCCCGCTTTGTGTCCGGCGTTTTAATGGTAACATCATTCGGTAGGTTAATAACCGTCCTTTTCGTGCTTACCGCCGTGTCTGCTGCAATCTTATTACCGGCAACATCTACGCCAATATCCGTAGCCGCTGCGCCTCCTGCGGTCGGTTGCGCTATCAACCCCTTTGCCCTGCGCCCGCTTAGAGGGTCTTCATTGTCGCTATTCACTCCATGCTCAAAAAAGAACGGAAGGTTCGCAGTCTCTTCTGCCGCCGCCAATGCCGCTGAGTTGTACCGCTCCAGTTTCTTAGCAGTTTCCATAACAACAGAGATAAGTGGTGTCCCTCTTGTGCTGTCAATCTCCGGCTTGAATCCGTAAATCATATACGCCCTTACCATGCCATTGCTGTCTCTGGCGGGAACGCGGACATAATTTAGGGTAATTCCTACGCGGACATGGTACGCAACATGGTTCCCTGTTTTGTCTATTTCCACACCTAGCCGGATCCGGTTGCCCGTTGGTTGATAAACGTAATCATACCCGTTATATGCAGGACTTCCCTCTAATTTATCGGCATTGTTAGTTATGCTGCAATTTGGCGGATTACCTACATGCGAACTATCTATGTGCTGAACCTTCGCTAGTCCACCGACAACGCGAAGCACCACAAGCATATCCCCTGCGATTTTGCCCTCCCGGTGCGCTTCTTCCATTAAAGCGTCGAGGCTCTGCTGCCCAGCATAGTCTGCAAGTTTTGAATGCGTGTAAACCTTAAATAAATTCTCCACCGACTTGTTAAATAATTCGGTATCAATGTTTATTTTCTCGCTTTTCAATACTTCGATTTGAGGTTCGGCTTTTAACTTCAAACTAGGCCCGATAACCCATTGAGTGAACCTATTTACTACTATCTGGCAAATGGGGGATTCTAAATAAAGCTGCCGCGAACGAACGCGAAGAATATAAAAGTCCTTTTGATATTCTTTAGGCGGCCCCATCTCACCTAAACCCATCTCGCCGTCATAAATAGCGTACACGACGCCCTGCGTTGCTGCCATTGCCGAACTAGGGCCGTACACGTTAGCGGATATGCTGCCGCGTTTGACAGCCGTGTTTGGTTCGTCAATTTCTTTCTGTTTCGGCTTCAAAAAATCAAAAAATCCCATATTAACAATTATTTTTACGCCCAATGAAATTACTTACCGGTTGCATTCTTACGCTTCTGCGCCCTTGGTTTAAATAGTGGTTGCGCTGTTTTTGCATAACAGCAATGCTGTCCTCTATTTGCTTGCCTGTCCGGTATATAGTTTTGATAGTCGTTTGCCCGTCATTAAGCATGTATTCCTGTATAGGGCTACCTCGCTGAGCAATGACTAGCATTTGAGCAAATAAAGCATCAATAATAGCATCTATCGCCGCAATCTTCGCGGCTCTATCCGTACAGGAAATTATAAAATCGGTCTCTGTTATGTATGTTACCGGAGCCATGTTTAATGGTTTAAAAGTGAAATTCCTTTTTGATTCATTACGTAAGTTTCCCCATATTCGCTATCCGCCTGCCATGCAGCTAAGTCGTCACCTGTCAGCGTATAATTACCGGTGTCTATATACGCACCCAGTGCATCATAAAGTGTCCATACGATAACTACCCACGCGTCCGTCTCTGGCAAATTGGATATATCCAGTTGTGTTGCTGTCAACTGCTGGTCTGTCGTGATATATGGTTGTATCTGTATCATATTAATATCCTCTTAGCTCTTCATAAACTTGAACAATTCCTAATACCGGAGATACAGACGCACCACCAGAATTGGAAAGCACATGCCATAACATCTGAGTGCTTGCGGCTGGTATTTTAGCGCTGTTCGTTGCGCTGTTTTTGGTACTCGCCGTTTTAGTGCGCCTCTCTATTTGTACTGCTGAATATGTTGTATTCGATGGCATTGTCACCGTAATAATGTACTCATCATTTACTGTTGGTGTTATCCCGGTATTCACCTTGGTAGCAGTACCGGAGCCATTATTGAACATAAAGAATAGAGTGGCATCTGCCGCATCCTTGCCTACACCTATCGTGTTCAATACGGTTGATGGGTCGGTGGTGGATGACATATTGCCGGCCGTATTCACGTACCCCGCGAAGAACCGCTGAGTAGATACATATGATGGTAGCACGCAATCAATAACCAACCTTGCCCCGCCTCCATATTGAGAGTTATTTATAAAGGCATCTAGCCCGGAAGCGGACATTCTCAATTCTACCGAAGTATTAGGGGATGCAGCCCCGGCGAGGTTGTTATACATAAGCATCGGTGCAATGTTGGATGCATCATAAGCGGCTACGTGAAATGTAGGTGTTCCATTTGTACCGACCTGTGATGTGAATCTACCAAGTGACTGAGTAGCGACTCCGTTAGTTGTCCACAGCCCCCAATGATGCATTCCATTTGCGGTTTGTAATGGCAGGTCCACACCGTTAGAATTAGCAGTCCAAAGTTCATCTTCTCCGTTTATATTATTGCCATACGCCTTTACATTACCACTGGATGGCAGTGTAGCACCCACGGTGTAAATGCCTGTCACGAAGTACATAAGCCCGTCGTTACCTATCCCGGCTCCGGTTGCGCCGCTGAATAGGCCGGAATTGTCATATTGTATTGCTCCGTTCGGTGTGCCGGGGGCTGGTATCAATGCCGCTATACTATCGGTCCCTTTGCGCCTGTATTGCCATGTTGCAAACCGGCTGCTGTCTGGCCTGAGCGTCCACGCAGGGTTGCTCCCGATTGTCTGCGCCGAACCACCGCCTAACATGCCATACCCGTTAGTAATGGTTTCCGTCTTTGCTGTAGCGATAGGATCCGTTTCTGTGTATGAGGTTAAAAATGTCAATAGCGACCAAGCGGCAATACTATCCGTGCCTTTTCTCCTATATTGCCACGATGACACCATGGAACTATCGGCCTTTAGTGTCCACGCGGGGTTACTCCCAATAGTTTGCGCAGCTCCGCCACCGAGCACGCCCCACCCATTTGTTATAGTGGCAGTTTTGGCGATTGCTATCGGGTCAGTCTCGGTGAACCCGGTAATATATCCTATCCCGGTAATGCTGTCCCGCACCTTATCGAGCCGGGCTTTAGATGCCACCAAATAACTATCCACAGCAATGTTATTGCTCGATGTGATTATCGTTCCCCACACATTCACAACATTAGAAATACCACCAAGCCCGGCGAGCGTATATCCGGGAATATTCAGTACATTAGAAATAAAGGTTGCACTGCCGCTGGTGCCTGATGTTGTAAACGATGCTATTCTATTCCCATATGCGGTATTCCAATTGCTTTGGTCGGTCGTAGTTGGCAGATAGTACCCGGCCGTAAGGCTCAATACACCAGTAGTATTGTTGTAGGTAATCCCGGTAATGCTCGATGATATGTCGGTCAATGAAATAAATGCGTCCGGGTTGCTCAGCGGGTAGTACGTTGCTGCCATAACCCCTAGCAGACTATCAATCGCTTTTTGCCGCCATAGGCGCGTACACCATGTAAAGCTGTCAATGGCGGCGGCTCCTGAATAAACCGGTATATTCAGAACACCTCCGGTATAGGTAGCCGCGCCGCTAGTGCCGGTAGTGGTTAACGTAAAGGCTGTGCCAGATGAGGGGATTATGTATGAACCATTAACATTTAATGGAACGGGGACGCCATTCAATGTAATAACCCTTGGCGATTGAGCAAAGCAAGAAATAGAAATTAGTAATAGTATTATAATTCTCATTGTAGTAATTGTTCGAGGTTCGCTAAATCTTCCGCTATATCGGCTATATTTAATACTATATCGGCATTTACACTTGGCGGCGGTGAGCCTATTGTTGCAAACAAATCTGCAAATCCAGTATTCACATTCGTCATAAATGAGGATAGGTGATTTATGAGATTTTGCAGATTAGTTAATAAACTTTGCTCTTGGTTTTTTATGCTTATCAGTCCGGTATTGTGCAGCCATATTTCCCCCATTAAATTCCCGTCCGTATCTGTAGAATATTGCCTATACTCCCCCGGCTGCGCTAATGCGGAAATATTAACATAGCCCAACAGAACAGGCGCACCGCTCATTGACGTTTCATTATAGGCGGCCTGCATGCCGGGTATAGGTGAGCTGTCAACACCAAATGGCCCAACCTCTGTTGGTGTTCGGGCAAAGCCTTTACCCCACCCAGAAACCGTTACGCTTCTATGCTCGTTATTGGTGGATGATATAACTTTTGCTATGTTCAATTAAACCTCATTTGCATGAAGTTCTTTGACATATTGGATTTGGTAAGTGAAATAAAAAAGAAATCTTTGAGGTAGCAAAGGAAGATTTTGTTGCTATAATTTGACGTTATAGTTAAGCAGAAAGAAAACTACGGAAGAAAATATTTGTTTTAATTTTTTGCTAGGCTTCTTATTATGGAGAGTAAAAATAAAAACCTAATGACATTAGGTGAGCTTAGAGAAAAGCTTAAAATATACGGAGATGAATTTTATATCTCATTCGGAGATAAATACCTAACAAGGGTTGATAATAGAGATACAGATATTATCTTCTGCGAATGGATTTCTATTGAGGAATCCGACTATTTAGAGAAGCCCTAACCGGGTCTACGCCATCTAGTATGTGGCATATAAATTCTTTTGCTAATTCTCGCCTTACGGGCATCCATGACGATATGCCTTTGCCTGTTATTCTACTACGGATAATGAATTTATCCTTATAGGCCGTAATGGTGTATTCTTCCACTCCGTCAGGAACTTTCTCAAATGCCATAATCTATGGCAGATACTTTTTCCATGTAGCGTGCGCTCCGCGGCTTCAAAAAAATTAAAACAAATATTTTGTATCTAATCTTTCTTGCTCAACATAACGCGAATACATTATAGAACAAAATGCTCTCTTTGGTTATCTGCCACCTCAAAGATAAGGAGAAATTATTGGCATATCTGCCGCTAATCAAAATTTCTCCTTAATTCTTTTTTATTTCACTTACCAAATCCAATATGTCAAAGAACTTCAAAATCTTACTAATTAAAAATATTTTTTACATCTTCATCATTATATACCTCAGGCAATACGCATGAGATAACCGCCGTTTGCTCGTCTGCCGTTTGCCTGTAATCTACCTGCTCAATAAAGAATCTTGTGTTGTGGTATAGGTAGCATTCTGGATTCTTCGCGGTTATTATCTGATTCGGCCTCACCAACTTTCCATTAAGTGTCCAACCAACTATTTCAATAGTTAGCGCGATTGCCTTTAATTCACTACCTAGTATTGTTCTAGAGGTGTCCGGCGTATCATTATCATCTCCTATAGATTGAATCTTTCTAGTGACACGCAAAACATTAGATGGTACATAGGGATTTGTTATTAAATCTTCTATGGCATTGCCGCCGTCCTGCTGGCCTATTACATGAATATGGCTGTGCATCTTCTGCCCATTTACGGGCATAGACATTTTAGTCCAGATAGATTGCCCCGGCTCAAAATGAAATATTGGTTTTGAGTTGAAATAAGTAATACTATTGGATAATGCGTTTGCCGCCGGTGCGCCGTCAATATCGCTAATGAATGGCGTCGTTGATATGGGTTGCAGTGTCGTTGCCGTCTTGCTGCCCTTCTCTGCCTTTGACCTCGTGTAAAGCAATCTACCATCCACGGTATGAGACAATACAACATTTCTATGCTCCGCCATTGAGGTTAAAAAATCCTCAATGGTCTGCGTTGGTGAAGCGGCTATTTTGGTATATACCTTGCTGCACTCATCCTTTACATTATCATCAACTATACACGTACTGATATTTAGAGACGATGTGAGCCTATTTGAAATCTGCTCCAAACTTTGGTTCGCGAATTCAAGGCTGCCATTTGGCTGAATTGTCTCTGCACCCGTTTGCTGCAATAATGTAGAAAATACGCAGTTGTCAGCTAGCACCCCCGTAGTGGAATATCCCGATATGGCTGTTAATTCTTTCTTCGGTGAGCTACTAAACGCCTGCGATAAAAGCCGACCTGTTATTAACGTTTGCCCATTGTGTGATATGGTGCAGTGCTGGTAACTAACCGGCTTTAGTATGGATTTGTGAGCCGCATTAGTAGGGTCAAAATACAACTTAAAAGAAAAGGTATCGCCAATGCATGCATACCTGAGCGATACGCTTACTTCGCTGAACTTATCTATTGTATGTGAGCCTACGGTTAGTTTCATTTCTTTTTATTCTTAGCGCTTTTTTGAAACCCCACTATTTGATCATGAGATAATTCCTGAATCTTAACTCCCGGCGGTAAATTCACAGCCGCAGGCAATGCTTCTCGCTTAAACCAAAACACATTCCCGATTATCTTGTAGTTATCCCAACCGTCTTTGCCATACTCATTCATTTGCTCTTCGCTCATAGTGTGCTCAATCTGAACCACTTTTTTATATTCTATTGCCATAACTGATAATTTATACGTAATAAATAATTTGTCTGCCTTGTTGAAGTTTGAAAAGTTCGTAACCAACAATGTTGTTATTACTTATAATGGTTTTTATTGTGCTGTCATCCGGCAAAATACCGTACAGCTTATTGGCTACTAAAATCACATTGCTGTCATACGGCAGTATATAGGTGCGCTGCTGCTTTGCGCTCGCTGCGATGCCGTACAGGCTGCCAACAGTGTAGTACAATAGCGAATCCAGCAATGATAATCCGTCAGGATTTGGGATATAGCTATCGGGGCTACCTCCATCATGCGTCTGCATACCGCACAGATTATCGAGGTAGCCGTTATATTTCTGAATAATCAACGCTATGGCCGCTACAACGTCATTCCTTGTCAGGTAATCCGTACTGGTAATGTTAGTCACAGATGCGGAGCAAATGCCGGCGATTAACGCCCCTGCATTATTCTCATACCCTTGCTTCTCCCCGGTTAATACCAAGTCGATAATATCGTCAGAAAGTGCGTCCAGTTGTTTTCCAAACATCGCCATTCTGTTAACTATGGTATCATTAAAACCTACAGGCAACATAATCATGGCCTGCAATGTCCCTATAGCCGTTTCGGTAGCAAATACAGTCGCATTTAGTAACCCATTGCATTGATTGAAGGCGTTGAAATATTGGTTATAATCTTCCGCGTCTGCTATTGTAGTATTTATGCTATTGAATGAAGATGCGAGATTAGTTCGTAATGCCGATATGCTCGTAGTGCTGGGCGTCGGCTGGTTAGCTGCGTATGTTTTAGCAAGCTGAGCATTAGATATAGCAGCCTTTGACGTTACAACATCTGGCGGGGAGAGCGCGGGTGCTAGCTGAGCGGTGCCGATCGTCTCAATTATAGTCCCGGTAATAACCGTTGTATTCAGCCCGCTATTATCCGACTTCAAACCGAGTGGCTGCACTACTATACCGCCATATTGCGGGTGGTTGATTTGCCACGCTGCGGGGTTATCTGCCGACTTGAAAAACTTTTCTCCGTCATCTACATTGGTTGCGCCTTGAAAGATTATCTCAATATCATATTGAACCCCCATTGGCAACCTGCGGTCAATCAAGCTACCTTTAAGATCAATAAATTCAAACTTAGAAACGTTGAACTCTTTAGACTTATTCGCGCTGGCATTCAGATACAATGGAGTGTATCGCTGACCGTCCCCGGTAACGATAACTAAATCCTGCTTAATCTTTTCCAGCCAACTTGCCATAACTATTTTTTAGCCAATCTTGCCATTTGCTTTTCAGCATTTTTAATATAAAATCCCTCAATCTTTGCCCCGCTCAATAACGAAGCCTTACGCATGAAGTGTGTTGCTTTAGGGTGTACATGCCGGCCTGCTTGCACCGAGTAAAGCGGTGTGCTGTTGACAACCGTATTGCCATCATCCAGCCTGTGAACGCTGTTAATCCGCATCATCATCCTTTTGCCTTTGCGAATGGTATTGCCGATAACAACGCCGCCTTTGCCGGCATGAATAGCCGACTTTATGAACCGTTGTTTATTGTTCGCGCCTTTTGCGTTTTTAGCATCAACGATGTTGCTACGTATCTGGCTAATCCTATTTGCCGCCCGCACATTGCCGCCATGTGAGCCACCAACACGGGCGGCATCCAAAGGAATGAAAGTGCGCCCACCGATAGAGCCACCGGCGTCCTGCTGCTGCATATCTTCTACCGCCTGCTGCTGCGTTCCGTTATTTTCAACAAATCCCACCGTGGCCCTCATTGCGTCAACTTCCCAACCTTTCGCCTGCTCTACTTTGCTATTCGCTTTAAAGAAATTCTTTTTTCGGTGAAAAAATATATTGCTCTCATCAGGCATTGTTCGGGTCTTGACGTCAAACGCTGCATTATTCAGCGTGTCCCGTATTGCGTTTGGGATTGCCGAACGGTGCATTTGGCGCAGTGTTTGGGTAAACTCTACGACCGCCGATGCATCGATATTTAAGACCGTATTCATTATTTCAAAGTTACGTTACTTTGTAAAGCAAAGTTCTTTTTATTGCAAAGTACATTTTAACATTTATTAGCATTATTTGGATTTAAAATTGTATTTTGCAATCCTATGAAACAAACACTACTCATTATCGCATTATCAGTTTTATGCTTTTCCTGCACAAAAAGCACCACGCCTGCCGCTCTCCCTTATTACAACAACGAAGGGATAACATTCACCGCGAATCACGCATTCACATACTCTAATGCCAATGCGCCCGTTACTAATATTATACTTGACCAAAGCAAAGCAATTGATGGGAAAAAGGCGACATTCGCATTTACCGCCATCAACGGATATGATTTGGAAATCGTCACTACCCAGTCGCCCGGAGTGATTAAGTTTGAGACCGGCTCACTTGATTCAAAGAACTCGTTAACCGCCGAGTATAATATCAGCATTACATATCATGCTGCTGTCGGCGTGGAATCACAATATTTCAGCGTAAATATTGTTAAGCCAAATTAGGTTGTTAAAATGTATCGTGCGCTTACATACAAAGCCCACCCAGAGCCGGACGGCAATAAGCTAGAGGCTTTTATTTTAACATTCCCGCTTGTATCTACCTCCATTGGTAGCATTGCACTAAAATTACCAGAGCCATCAAACAGTTGCCCGATAATCGCCCTACCGTGATTTGGAAAGTAGCTGCTTGATGGCATTGTAAATACAGTGAGTGCCGGGGTTGCACCGGTAGATACTACCGAACCTTCTACATACCCATAAAGGCCGTCTTTATTGTATTTCATCGCGGCAAAATCACCCTCCGCAACTGCCGACCAGTTAGTCCCCACGGACGGCGTTGTCCATGTTCCTATGGTTAAATCGGCAACAAGTCCATCAATCCCTACCGCCGTACTCCATGGCACCATAGCCGAATAGTTAAACTGGCTGGCACCGGGCGAAACGGACGCACCCTGCGTGACATTGGCGTAAGGCTGCCCGTCTATCGTGAAGATGTTTATTAATGGAACATTGGAGCCGGTAAGCACCGCACCGCTCCCGGCCATATTCACAAACTGCCCGTTGTAAAAGAAGAAACCGGAACTAATAAGGTAAGCACCGGACGCGCCTGTGTTTACGCAGCCCGACATAGTAACGGGCGTAAACCCGGACGCGCCAAAAGCTGCCGCCATGCCGTTGAATCGACGCACGTAAAGGGTATTCAATGCCGTTGTTAGCTGAAAACCATTTGCCGCATTTTCTTCAAGGCTATTTGGCGTAACTCCCGCCAACGCCATCATGCGCTGAAAAAACACCTGCAAATCAAAGTTGCTCTTTGAATTTATTTTAGTGCCGCTTGGCGCGTTTTTGATGCCGCCGTACAAATTCGTACTATCTACCGGCAACACCGTACCATCGAAATCTACTATTTCCCTTGCCATTATGTGAAGTTTATAAAGGTGAACCCTATTGTTTGTAATGGTTTAATTTGTAACACAAGTTGCCTTAGCTCTGTTTGCCGTACCGCTGGAACGGTTGCGAATGTGGTCTGCCCCGCCGGGTCTGCAATGAAGAACGTACTGCTATAACTATCGCCAATATCAAAAGTATCATCCAGTGCAGGTTCTAAATGGTTAGCAATGATCGTTATGTCGTCGAGCGAATAATCATCGCCATACTCCGAAAGTCCGTAGTCGGTTTCGCCGTAAATGGCATCGCCTGTTGATATACCCAATACCTCGGCCGGGCTTTTACTTATCCATCCTCCAGACCCATCGCTGAAAATGTTTTCGTACACATTGACATTGAATCCCGCCGCCTGTAACTGGTCTTGCAGATATAAAGCTGACTGCCTCGGGGCTGTACTACCGGGGTAATTCATCTTGCGAATAATAGCAAGTTTCCGATTTGCTGTTGTTGGCGTAGATGCCGAGGTAACACCCCATTGTATCATGCCTAGCCGCCCCTCCCAATCATTACAGTCGTTATCCAGCGGGTCGCTGGTGCCGTCCGTAAACAGGCTTGTATCTGGTAGTATGCTATTGAATGTACTCCGGGCATCTCCCCATAGTTGCGCTTCGCTTATTGCCAACGCCCTATGCAGCCGGAACAGAAAGCCACCGTTACCGTCTGCGTCCGGGAATGGCATATTAAACGCACGGGCTTCCTGCGGGTACAAGTCCCGCGAAAGGTCGGCAAGTGCATTTGTTATGAAATCCCCCATTAGCTATAGGTTACAGTGTTAGTGAATGGGATTGCCCCAAAATCGAAATTATAGGTAGAGACAGCAGAGCCGCCAACAGTCATTGTCGCGCCAGTGAAATAGCACCCCGGAGCGGCATTTAGGGCAACTTGTATCAAAGTATTTACGGTTAGTGTATCATTCCTTTTGGTGATAATGTCGGCACCGGGAATAAAGGGTCGTATTAGCGCAATAGCCTCCGTAAGCCCCGCCGTTATTAACACCTGCTGGTCTGCTGAGATACCTGGTGTTCCAGTACTGCCGGTAAATGTTATGTTCACGTCTTTTACGGTAACGGCATTTACCTGCACCGGCATAACACCCAATGGCTTTAATCCGTTGCTTGCAGCCATAATAGCGGTAACAGCATCTAATATCGTAGATGTTGGCACCCCCTTATGTGGCGGTCCTACTGAATCGGCTAAAATCGCCTCTACGTAAACCGCGACGGTGTCTGCTTCGCCATCTACCGCATACGGGTATATCTGCGCAACACCCGCCGCCTCGCGCCCCCATAGCCGGTAATCTGCTGCCGCGCCGCCTTGTGGTTGCAATTGGTATGTTTCAACCACCCGCGACCGGAATTGCTCTATCGTCTCAGCATCAACAGGGGAAATAGAAACACTTGCAACCGAAACGCCGGTATTTATGTTTATCAGCGGTTGTGTGCATGTGAGCGTGTCAGCTGCTTTTAATACCGCAATGGTGCCTACCGTAAGAGCGCGCAATGTGATCGTATCGCCTGAGCCGGAAAGCGTGTATGCATTATCAAGTACGAATAAATATCCGGGACTTGTGCTGCTATCGTCGCTTTTAAACGTCGTAGATGCATCAATGGTCTCACCTGCCGAACCTGTAACATTTACAATATATTGCCCCTGCGTCCCTTGTTGCGGAGACATATTTTTTATGCGCCCAAACCATTCAAGTGTTCCTCCGTTAGCCTCGCTCGATGCGGTGGTTGGCCATACATTAGCCTGCACGTCAGCAATACCAAGATATTCAAGCCATAATTTGCCAGCCTGCACCATAGCTAAAGCCCGTAAGAAAGCCTTACCGTTTGGGTCTAATTCAACGCCGAACTCGGTTTCTATATTACCAAGTATGCTGGTGTAAAGTGACTGTATCGAAGGTATTTGTACCATTAAATCTGATATTTTAAAAAGCCGCTATTGGGGCTCCATTGGTAAAAAAACTTTTGTCCGTTTATTGTTATGAGCGCATCTAATCGGTTCGCGGCGGCTATTGTGCAATTAACTGTTACGGTAGTTCCTGTAATGTCATCTTGCAGATATTGCAGGTCGGCCAACATCGCGTTTTCTATATTCTGCAGCCCGGCGCTATTCAAAACATTATCCTTTAATGCCTGTTCTGTTTTTGATGAAAACTGAATTTCAACCGGCGGATCTAAAAGGGCATTTCCCCACCAACTACCATCTCCGCCGAACTGTGCTAATATTGGTTGATTCTCATAACCCGTAGTGGTCGCCAGGTCGTCACCATGCAACACAAGATCGCCGCCGGTTCCGCTCATCATCAAGAGTAGGTCTATTGCCATGAGAACGTATTTTTGAGGTTGACCGGGATTGCTGAGCCGCCAGTATCGACACTTGCGGCATGGCCTGTTTGGTTGTCTATGGTGATTTTTATATCGTGCAATTGCTTTTTTAATGAATATGCCGTTTCTGCATCGTCATTATCGTCGTTGTTTGTCACCCCGTTTTCTATATTGCCAAAAGCCTGCCTTATTTCCGGGGTATTGTATTTTTGATTTTCCGAAATGTATTGCTGCGCCGCCTGCGGGTCTTTCATATACATACGCTCTAATGAACCCTTTACCGCTTCATTGTCGCCAATCATATTATTATACCCGCGCCCTATTGTGGTATCATTAGCCCAATCCATTATTGATTTGCGATTCCAAATAATTGCAAGTACAGCCGCAACACTTCCGAGCGTTCCGAGTAGTTTTGTTGCGCCGCCATTCATGAGGTTAAACCCAAGAGCGGCCCCTTTGGATGCAATGGCGTTTTCGAGTATCGCCCCGGTTAGCGTTCCGTTGGCGACAGATAAAAGACCTGTGATAAATAAACTTGCCTTTTGTATGCTTGTCCATATCATCATTGCTTTGGCTGCTATTCCTATACTGCCCGCGACAACAGTTATAGCCAATGCAAGGCCGCCGAGAAGTAAAACCGCTCCGACAATCCATTTAGCAAGTGTCTTGTGGTGATGAACCCATTGCGCCATACCTTGCAACATTGGCGTTATTGCCTTAGCTAAGGCCGTCACCATCGGTAATAGTAATGAGCCAATAGTTATACCCAATATCTGTAGATTATTCTTAGCTATTTGCGCCTGAGATGCGGTAGTGCCCAGTTGCTTATAATATGCATCATTCACGGCATTTACCCCCGCCAACTGCTCTTTGGTATTATCCCTAAAGGCCTGCCTGAGATTGCCAACCAACAATGTGTATGACGTTAAGCCGGTGCGGTTAAACAACTTCGGGGCTTCGATATTCATCTGCTTGCTTGCCTCCGCAACCGCATCTAGCGCACCGCCGAGACCATTCATTTTAGTTATCAATTGTTCACCAGTCACGACCCCGAGACGAGCGAACACCTGCTTCATTTCGGTAGTTGGTTTTATAA